AGTACGTTCCTGGCAATGCGACAATCCAGTACGTCTCTGGCAATGCGACAATCCAGTACGTCTCTGGCAATGCGACAATCCAGTCCGTCTCTGGCAATGCGACAATCCGCCTTTTTTCGGCAGACGCTACTATTTTAAACGCCATAATGTTTGCCGTAATAATTATGATTGGATGCGTTTGTAAAATAAAAAAGAAATCAAAAACGGTTACTGTAGTCAAAAACAAAATAGCAGAATATACAAAAAAAGATTTCATAGATATATACGGTGCCGACAAAGAAGAAAATCTCACCCTATTTAAATCGGTAAATCCAAAAGACGATACAGATTTCCACACCGGAGAAATAAAATACATCGGAACAGTCGAGTGTCCCGATTGGGATAATGATTCAAATCGTCAATGTGGCGGAGGGTTGCATTTATCCCCATTACCCCACTTAGCCCTATATTATAATAAAGGGAAACTTCTGGAATGCAAAGTCAACAAGAAAGACTTCGTGGTTTACTCAAAAGATATTACCAAGGTGCGGTGCAAGAGAGTTACCGTAATTGGTGAATATAAGCAGTAACGGATGCGCCTGACATGAAATTCAGGTAGTTTCACCCCCACAGCGTTACGGGGATTAGTTGTAAGGCTCGGTTGTTAGTAAAAGTATTCGTCCAAAAAGAAAAGGACAAATAAAACAGCCTTTCAGTGACGAAACCTACGGCAACTTTGCTGACGAGAGGAAAGTTGATTTAGCGATCTTTGAAAGTTGGGCTGGTCAAGTGTTTAGCCTGGTATATTTCAACAGGAGGTAAGGATATGAAACATCGCCGTGTCATTGATGTTGATGTCGGTTTTGACCCGACAGAAGGATTTTGGATGATTGCAGTTTAATTTATCGGCTCCGGCCAGCATGTAACAAATCCCCTCTCTCAAGCGGGGAGGGGATTTTTCAAAAAAGGAATTATAAATTTATTAAAGGTTTAACGCACCATGAAGTACATCATAGTAATCGGTTGTTTTATAATTGTTGTCCTGCTCGGCATACAGCTTGCGCGGGACGAAGAGAAGCGCGACAGAAACAAGGAACGTGTAGCTCAACAGGCAGAGCCTTTCTCATAGTAAGCGGAAACTACGGCGAAGTACAAGCCGACTATCCGACGAGATTGAAGGAGAATCCGGTTCGACTCCGGACACGTTCCACAAAAACAAATCTTAAACAGGGAGGGCTATTGTAGGCGGGGCGACTAATGGGCAACCTAAGTAACGGTCAATGCACGTTACCGACTCAGCCCCGCCGACACAATAGAGGGGGATTATGAAAAAAGTTGAAATGCAAAAGCAAATAGATTTTCTTCAAGCAGAAAGAATGAAGCACGTTTCTCAATTTGGTCAGATAAGGGATGCGATAGGCGGAACAATCGGAATGTCCGTTGGCATTGATGGTGTTTCCCCCGACGCAGTTGTGAGGCAAATTCTTGAAAAGAAAAATCTGATTAATTCTTCCAATGACCTTCTGGCGGCGGCTAAAGAAGCGGTTAGATGCTTAACCCAAGATGTTGAACTTACCAATTTTGTCGATCAGTTAAAAAACGAAATCGCCAAGGCCGAAGCGTAAATGGAACTAATCTTAGCACCCCATAGCACTATCAATACTTATCGGCGGCGGAGTTGCTCTGGTGTACGCAATCAGGAGGGATAAACGGCATGAACGCATTAACAGCAGAAGCAAAAGATAGGCTGGACAACTTTTTCATCGTCATCAGGGCCATCGGATATTGTTGTTTAGCCGCCTGTACCGTGATGATTCTGTTCGCAAGCTATCGAGCAGTTATCCACCACCACGAGCGATTGGCAAGGGCGGAAATGTTGAGCAATCTGGCTACCTGTTCCGGTAAGGTTGTCTATCAGTCCGACAGTTACCCGTATGTTGAGCAGTACGGAAAGAAGGTTTGGCTTTATGAGGAGGGGTGCAAATGAGGCTTGCGGCAATAGAGAATTTTCTTGAAAGTTTTTTTGCAATATTTTTCTTATTGCTTGCGCTTCCCGTAGCTTACGTTTTCTTGATCGTAAAAATAGCTTGGGAATTGGCTACTGCTTGGTATGAAAGAATCTACGAAAATCCAGAACTAATCAAGGAGGACAAATAATGTGGCCTTTTAAGAAAAAAGGAAACGCAGTTTATCCGGTCGTCACTCCGAAAGAACAGGCGATTGACCAGATCAAGAAAACATTACGGGAGTTTAACTTTTCGGAGCGTGACGAAATTATTCAATCCGCTATCAGGGACATTCTCCCGAAAAAGCACTTGAAGTACAGACCGAAGCAAGAACGGTATGCGTAAATTATGGCTGTGCCGGAGCATAAACCGGAGAAGGGCTTTGCTAGGGGCTAAGCAGACTTCTACTTCCTAGCCAACACAGCCGCCAAATATAAAGGGTATTGAAAGGAGAGGAAATGAGGTTTCAGGATATAGCTTATCAAATGGTTGACGCATACACCCAAACTGAAACGCAAGGAGCGGCTTTAGAAGAGGTCAAGGACGCTATCCCAGACGCAGATATGAACATATTATTAGCAATGTGGTGCGCCATTGACGCATACGTTGATACGCATGGAATTGATATCTAACACCCCCAAGCCGAACCCAAATGCCCGGACATCAATGGAGCCGGACAGGATGCTAACGGCGGGGGGAGAAAGGAGGAGGGAGGAAAAATGATTAGTGTGACATTGCAAACTAAAGATGAAGGACAAATTTATATACACGACCTAACTAGAAAAGATTTTAATACAATGTCAAGTTGTTTTGATTTTGAACCGACATTAAACACAAGAGACGAAAGTGGGGGTGTGTATTTGTCTGGAAATTTTAAAATTGATAAACTTGAATTTTCAGTTTTTTCAATAGATTTTTAACCGCCCACGCAGGGCAACTTAATAGGGGGAGAGATGGAAAACGCAGTAGCAGTACAAAAAGCGATCATACCGGAAATAGTAGAGAACAATTATGACAAGGTTATAAATCTGGCGATTGAGCAAAAATCAGATTTAGCGACAATCGAAAAGTTTATGGATTTGAGGGAACGGTGGGAGAAGAACCAAGCGGTAAAAGCCTATAACGAGGCTATGACAAAGTTCAAGGCCAATCCACCGGAAATAGACAAGAATAAACACGTTAAATTCCAGACGCTAAAAGGGGTAACGGAATACAATCATGCCGACCTTTTCAATGTCACCGATAAAATAAGTTCGGAGTTGAGCAAATACGGATTGTCTGCAAGTTGGACAACGAATCAGATCGACAAACAGATAAGCGTCACCTGTAAAATATCCCATGTCCAAGGGCATTTTGAGTCAACAACGCTTTCTTCCAGCCCTGATGATTCCGGCGGCAAGAACTCAATTCAAGCAATCGGTTCGGCGGTTACATATTTACAGAGATACACGCTTCTTGCGCTTACAGGTTTGGCAACAAGAGAACAAGACAATGACGGGAAAACGGCAGAAGACATAAAATACATTTCCGACAAGCAGAAATCAACTCTTGTCGATATGTTCAATTCTCTGGAATTAACCGAAGGGCAAAAGGCGAATTTCTTTAAATTGGTTTCCGTGGAAAAAGAGGATTGGGACAAGATCAAGGAATCTTATTTCGGAAAGGCAATGAACGCGCTGAAAGCAACGGCGCAAGCGAAAGGAGCTAAAAAATAATGGAAGAGTTTTGGATGGTATGGAGATTGAACGGAGCATCACCAACACGGCAACATGAATGTTTTTATGACGCTAAAAGAGAAGCCGAAAGACTTGCGGCAAGTATCCCGGATGTTAAGTTTGTTATACTTCGTTCAGTAGGGTACTGCGAAACAGTAAACCCCGTAATCTATAAAGAAGTAGAAGAAAGATTGCCGTTTTAAGGAAAGGTAAGAAGTAATGCTTATTGTCGATTGCGAGCAGAGGAGCGAACAGTGGTTCAATGAAAGGCTAGGTAAGCCCTCTGCTTCTAATTTTAAAAAAATTCTTAGCCCGACAGGAAAGAAGTCCGAACAGCGCACTAAGTATATGTATGAGCTTGTTGACAATTTAATAACTGGCAAAACAAGGGAAAAATATCAGTCGGCGGCGATGAAAGAAGGTTCTGACAGGGAAGAAGAATCACGGACGCTGTATGAGCTTATGTATGGCGTTTCTGTTCTACAGGTTGGTTTGGTTTATCCAGACGAGAGAAGGCAATACTTATGCAGTCCAGACGGATTAATTTTAGAACACGAAAAAGGTCTGGAAATGAAAAACGTAGATCCCGAAACCCAAATCGAAACCTTGCTGGCAAATAAAATGCCAACCATCCACATTCCGCAGGTTCAGGGAAGTATGTTTATAACCGGATATAAAACATGGGATTTCATGTCTTATTGTCCGGGGTACAAACCTTTTATCGTAGAGGTAAAGCGTGACGCTGATTATATCACGAAACTAGAGGCAGAACTAAATCAATTTAACGAAGAACTTTTACAGATCGTGGAGAGGTTGAGGCAATGATACCTATATGGAGTGGAAAAGTAGATCAAAGGCACGGAGATTTGCATATCCAATATGACAGAGCATACGCCATTACGAACTATCTTAAAGGATTAGAGCAACAAAGGGTTGAGGTTGTTATTCGTAAATATAAATCAAAGCGGAGTAACGAACAAAATAAATATTATTTTGGAGTCGTTCTAGACATTCTTTCAAAACATACAGGTTACGAACCCGATGAAATGCACGAAATATTAAAGTTCAAATTTCTACGAAAAAGAATAAGCAACGATGTTGAATATGTCCAGAGCACGACAAAACTCAATACCGCAGAAATGGAAGCGTATCTTGACAAAGTAAGACGGTGGGCGGCGATAGAATTATTATGCAATATTCCATTACCAAACGAATGTGAGGCCGCATGAGGAACCCCCGCCAACGCTATTCGGATTGGTACTTACTTTCTATGTTGCGAGGTTATTCGCAGAGCATCAGTCCTGTTAAGTTTAACGAGGCGCAGTACTGGCCTCACTATGACACATACATAAGGCGTTTTGGAAGTTGGTCAAGAGCGAAACAGTTAGCGCATAGGCCGGAATGGGTAGAGGATTTGGCGGCATGAAGGAGATGTGATGAAATTCAAAAATAAGTTTTCAGTTTGTCGGCAAGACGAGGATACTCCATTCAGGGCAGTATTGACTGAAACGGCTTTAGGTAAAAAATGCAGTATGTACGAACAAGGGAACTGCCATTTAGACGGGAAGAAATGCAAGATCGTTACTTATGTAAAGGAGAGAACTGTATGAAAGAGATCGAGGAGCTACTCATAAAGCATAGAGATAGTAGTTATGAAACGGGACAAGAGGAATACGAAGAAATAATCCTCTCCCGCTTCTCCGCACTATCAGACAAGGTGAAGTGTTTGACGGTTGATTATGGATTACTAAAAGTTGATAATCACTTTAACAAAACATATCTTGAATCAGCGGAGATATTGATTGCAAAACTGGAAGCAAAGGTGAAGGAGTTGGAAGGGAAAGATTTATATTGGAGAGAAAGGGTCACGGAACTAGAGCATAATGAAAATAAATTCCCAACAATGGCAGAATTTTCTAATCTACAAGATGATTATGAATCTTTAAAAAAGCAAAACGCCGAACTGAAACGGCAGGTGGAGGGTTTAAAGAAATACAGAATGTTTTTTGAATCCGTATCGTGTCTGTTTGCCGAAGGTGTTGAGTTTATGACTAAGGAAGAAATTTATGAAGCGATCAAAAAAGAAACTAAGCAACTTGAACAGCAATCCGACAACCTAACCAGAAAGGAGCGCGAAGGATGAAAAATTTAAGTGATGAAGAATTGATAAGAAGAATATCCAATGCGTATAAGTACGAGTTTGTGACAGAGGAAGAAGATATTGCCGAACTTCTCTACCGCCTCACCAAAGGCCGCAAGGCGATTCTGGCGATGGAGAAGATAAGAGAAGAATGTCGCATGAACGCATTAGTTAACCAGAAGAAATGTTGCAGTAAATTAGTCGTTATTTTAGACGACTACGACAAGGAGTAAGCTATGAATATGACACCAGAACAACTCGAAATGTTAAAACGTCTAAAAGATCCCATTGATGGGTATATGGGAGAGTGGAAAGAAGGTGATTTATCCTACTCATTACTTTCTAAAAGAATTATTTATGTAGATAAAGAGGTATGTAAATTTTTAAAAGACCCCAAAGAAGAATTGTTCATCAAGGACAACGTTCTCCGCATCCCTCCCTTCTGCACACCGGATGGGAAGAGGTGCTTGTGGGATATGCTGGATGAATATAAAAGAAAAAGGTTAGTTAATGGAAATGGGTACTATAAAATTGTATTAACTCCAACAAGGTTACAATCAGATAAAATATACGCAGCAACAGACCCATACACCGCCGTTCTCAAGGCTCTGATAATTCAGGAAGGAGTGTAGATATGACAAGCAAGAATATAACGCTAAAAATAAAAGCAAACGGAGCTTACTGCTCTGAGAAATGCCCTCTTTGGACTTATGATGGAGAATTTGATGAAGGTTGCTGTCGGATAGACCTAACTTTTTTATATAAAGACAATCGTGGATACAAAAGAACTAGGCTTTGCACAAACGGAGAAAAAAGATATTTAAAGGAGTCCGCGCCATGACCGACAATCAGAAGAAACTGGTGTTTGAGTACTGCGGATGGTGTGTAAATCAAACTTACCTTACACCACCAGACATAAGGTGTCATCCCCTCGACGGCAGCGATATGGTCGAGGCTGTGAAGATAATGAAAAGTAGGGAAATCGACTTCCCTGTATTCTGGTATTTCTCAATGCAAGATTATGAACTTAAAATGTCAGGAAAAGAAAAAGGTTATGATTATCAGTTTGCTTCATGGTTATTTAATCCTGAAAACTTCTTCTCCCTCATGGGAGAATGGCTGGAGGTGGGGAAATGGGACAATTCGCGCTACTTATATTAACAAATCTTAAAATACTATATTTCGATACGAAAGATGAACTGTATGATGCTGTTCATCAACTCAAGTCAAGAGGAATAGAATTTGTACCACTAATTTATAATCACAGTAGCAAAACATATACTGTGCCGGAGGTATTAAAATGACCGACACCGAACTAAACCGTGCAGTGGCTAAGAAGTTGGGTTTACCGTGGCATGAAGCGAGTTTATTCACGGACAAGGTTAATTATAAGTGTTCTTGTGGTGGTTTATTTCGTGTTGAACTCATTACGGAACATATTACAGCCTCCAACCCCGACTTCACCCAGAACGCAAAGGTGCTTCTGGAAACATTGAAGGAGAAGTTGGGAGAGGAAAGGTATAGGAAGTTTATAAATTCGTTCACATCGTATACCGATCACAGGCCTTGGACAACATATAAACCTACGGTAGATTTTATAGACGAATTTATCCTCAACCCTCGCCAGTTGTGCGAGAAGTTCTTGGAATTTATGGAGGGGAAATAATGAAATGGAAACCGATAGAGACAGCACCAAAAGACGGAACTGAATTTTTGGTAAGAAACGAGCGCCAAGGCGGAGTTCTTACGTTAATGTATTGGGACAAGATACACAATTATTGGAAATCAAAAGGCTCGCCTATCTTGTCAATGCAAGACACCCACTGGATAGAAATACCAAAATTTATACCGATGTGTACTTATGATTGTGCAAAATGCGGAAAAGATTTTCAAGATGAATTATATCCCGAGGGGCCACAAAATCTTTCTGATAATTATGATTTTTTATGCCCTGAATGTAAAAAAACAGAGGAACGATCACCAGACAAACAATTAAAATATAATCTTTTGTCTCTGCTGCGCGAATATCGCAATCACTCCGAAGAATATCAAAAATCAGGAGATAGATATGAACTGGATGAAATGAATAATAAACAACAAAAAATCATAGAGATGTTTGAAAGAACGAAAAGAGAGCAAGCCATAATAAATTTTATAAGCCGAACTTACTGGGAAGATCCGGAAAATGCTATTGGAGAAATAAGAAAGAGAATATCTGAATTTGAAGATTTGCAAATTCATGCCGCAACGTCTGATTTTTGCTCCGATGAATGGAAGAGCGACTTTGACAAAGTAAAAATTGTAGTACAAAAAATATATGGTGCTGTAAATGACTCAGAAGATTTCCCAAGTGAAAAGGCTTTAGTAATTAAAAATATACTACAAGATTATTATGGAGACACCCCATGCAGACCAGAAAAGTAGTAGTTGAGGTAAAGAAGGGGGAAGTGAAATGAAAAACGAAAAAGGATAGGAAGTAGTAAGAAGCAGATGCAAAGGGAAGTATGTCGATGATGAATGTGTTGTTCGGGAATGTAAAAACGCAGAACACCATTGTATCATTCAAGATTTAAAAAAAACAAAACCAAACGTACCAATAAAAAGAGTTAATACAAAACCGGTGCAACCCCTTGAATAATTATATTTACGGATGGAAAAATAATTCAAAGCGAAAAACGCTTTATGGGCGTAAATGCCGACTGGTGAAGCGGTTAAAGATGAACAGTGCCGCCGTGATATTTGATAACGGACAATTTGAAATTATTTCAAGGAATGCGTTGAGGAGGGTGAAATGAAAATAACTACTATTATAAGATTAATTTTAACAGCAATGTTTCTTGTTTTAATATGGTGCGATTATCAATGGGCTTTATATATGGCGGTGACAGCGCTGGCAATCAACACGGAACTGCAAGGCTATATTAACAATAAAACTATTGAATGTATGGAGCTATTAAACAAAATTGACAACCTGAGTAATCCGTGGGTGAAATAACTTGTTGACTGCCGCGCAAAATAATTATGGGAGAATAAATGCCACCAAGTAAAGCACACGAAGATGCTATTTATATCATTAAAGAGTCATTATATAATTATATAAACGAAAAAAGAAAAAGGATTTATGGAATCGCTTCTAACGGTTAAAGATGTTGCAAGCCACTTGCAAATATCCCCCAGAACGGTGTATGATAACAAAGACCGTTTGGGTGGGTTTTATCCGCATGGTTTAAAAGTATTACGTTTTAAGCCGGAGGTGATCTATGGGAATATGGAAAGACAAAGACCGGAAAGAGTGGATTTACAAATTCCAGTATCGGGGCGATCAATACGGAGCCAGAGGATTCAAGACACGCAGGGAAGCATCGGCGGCCAGAGAGCAACGCAGAGAAGTAGTAAGAACGCAAGCCAAGACGATTCAAACAGACACAGGATTTAGGACAATGGCTAACGAATATCTTGATATTGCAGAACGTAAATATGTTCATGATGTTTATTTAAGAAAGACTCACGCTTTCAGGGGATTCTTAAAAGTTAATAACGATCTTCCGATTGAACAAGTTGAACCAAAACATATTCATAATTATTTAAAGACGCTTAAGGGCAATTCTCTTTACAACGAACACCGGCACGAACTGTCTGCGTTGTTTAATTGGGTGAAAAAATACTACCATACAAAATTTCCTTTTCTTATCAATCCATGTATCGGGGTTGAATCCATGACTCACGTTACAGCAGAAAAAGAAATCCCTACAGAAAAAGAAGTACTCATGATGATCGCCGCCAGTTCTGGGGATGAAAGAGATATACTTCTGACTTGCCTACACACATTAGGAAGGATTGACGAAGTTTTGCGTTTAAGGTGGCATGAGGACGTGAATTTTGAAAAGCGAATAGTTATACTATGGACAAGAAAGCGGAAGAACGGTGCTTACGAACCCGATGCCTTACCGATGAACCAAGACCTTTACGATGTCCTTTGGAAGCGGTGGCGGTCAAGGAAACAGGATAAATGGGTATATTATAACGAGCTAACCGAAACTCGTTATATGGCTCGACCTAGAATGATGCACTCATTATGTGAACGTGCGGGAATAAAACCTCTGGGTTACACAAAACGAAAAGTTCACAAGGGAAAAGACAAGGGAAAGGTTCAAGACTTTCCTGTGTATTACGGATTTCACGCCCTAAGGCATTTTATGGCTTCTTATCTCATGGACGAAAAGAAAGTATCTCTTAAAACAGTAAGCGGTTTGTTGAGACACAAGAACCTTAAAACGACAGAAATATATTTGCACCAAGTAGGAGAAGCTCACCGCAATTCTTTAACCGGAATTGAGGGAAAATTTACATTAGAAATGAGTAATCCGCCACAAGAAGCCGCCACAAAAGAAATTGTTAAAAAGGGTGGATGCACTTAACTATATGAAATAATTGGTAGGCGGTACTGGGATTGAACCAGTGACTTCTACCGTGTGAAGGTGGTTGCCGTGTATATGGTGCATATGAAATCAGTAACTTACGGTGTGTATTTTGCGCCAAATACGCCACAATACGCCACAAAATAAGCTAATCCGCCACACGGAACTGCCACAAGGTGAAACTTAATTTTTAGCAAAAAACAAGGAGAAAAACATGGAATTGATAGAAACAATCTTGGGTGTAAAAACGGAAGAAGTGGGGGAATTTAGCATAGCTGATTCGTTTAATAATGACAATCTCCTTGCCGGATATATATGCAGAAGGCAAGATCACAGATACGGGGCATTACTCATTACACATATTAATGATGAACCATGTCAGCAACTAATTTACGCTACTCCAAAACTTCACTATCCGTTTGATAAAAACGGCGATTACCATTGGCCTGAATGTAAAGATGTTAAGTATTATGAAAAACTAGATGGGACAAATATTCTCGCTTACCATTATGAATACAAGGGTAAAGATTTTGTTACCTTCAAAACACGCCTAACTCCCGTTGTTAAAGACATGGGTTTTGGAATGTTTGAATCCATGTTGAGAGAATACCTTGACGAAAACACATGGGTTCGTGAATCCATAGAATTAAACCCGACAATGAACCTATCTTTTGAGTTATTCGGTTCTCGTAATCCCATAACGGTTAAATATGACATTCCATTAGCACTATGCCTTTTATTTGGCGTAAGGCGTGTTGATGGAGCCGTAAGACCACCATCAGAATTTAACCTTCCAATCAATGCTATGACTCCTTACTACGCTATGGGGGGGGATCACGGTGGAGATCATACCGCAGAATATAATGAATTTCGTGAAAAAATGTCACATGAAAACGGCAACGGACAAGATGATAGTTTTGTTATTGAGGGAATGGTCATGTATGCAAATACGGGCGAACCTTCATGGCGTATGTTCAAATGCAAACCGGAAGAAATAGAAAAAATACATTGGTCAGCAAGCGGAGCTATCCCGCGAATCGCACTATCGACAACCGCATTAAATGTTTTTGAGGATAAAGAAAATCCTTCCATCGAAGACTTTATTGAACTTCTAAAAGAGGAATATCCGCAAAGTATGATTGATCGCGCAATGATAAAAATTGCTAAATCATGGGAAGATGCAAAACAAAAGATATTCATTACAAAGAATATTAATGAAGTTTGGAAACTGGCAAAAGAAAAGGGGTTGGATGTTAAGGAAGACAAGGGAGCCACGATGCGTTTTATGTCTCAATATTTCGATAAGGGAATGATGAGAAAAGTTGGCTCTATTGTTTTAAAGCAAGCAGGTTTGCTTTAACTTTAACCACGATAACAAATGGTTAGAAAGTCAACCACAATTTCACAACCAGTTTGCAACCAAAGGAGGGGAGAGATGATTAGGATAAAAATAGAAATAAATGTTCCAGACGATGATTGCGATATGTGCGACAGGGCTTACGTCTTCAATAGGCACGAGGGTAAGGTTTGCACAGCATTTGATGGAATATCCCTCAAAATGGGAACTGATGGTAAATATCAACGGTGCGAAGAATGCGTAAATGCTACCGTAAAATAATTACTTTAACCGTGCAAAGGAGGGGAGAATGGGTTTCGACAAAGACTATCCAAACAGGAAAGACAAAAGAAAGCCTTACAGGGGAAGCAAGGCCGTTGATGGTACTTGTCGAAATCATGGCTCATGTCCGTATTGTCAAAAAGCGAGGAAATACAAACTCAAAAAACAAGAACCGATAAAGGAGGCCACCCATGATTAAATTAGCTTTAGCAGGAATTGTTGTCGTAATGATAATGTTGTGTAATCCGGCCCACGCAGAATATAGATTCGCCGAAAACTGGACATGGAAAGACACGGCTTTTGAGACAGTAAATCAGAGTATGTTTATTGTTGATTGGGGTCAGACGAGGCACATGGCAAGACAGGAATGGAAATGGGAGGGTAACTACTATAGCGAAAATTGCCCGTTCTTAAGCAAGCGTCCAACCACCAGCGAAGTTGACACCATGATACCGATAGGAATGGTTGCACATCTTTTAATATCTCTTGCCTTGCCACCAGACTATAAGGTATTAGGAGTTAACATACACCCACGGCGAACGTGGCAATTAATGTGGATAGGGATAGAGGCCGGAGCTATAGCAAATAATTTTAGCGGTGCTGGTGTAAGAATTGAGTTTTAGTTATCTCAACGCCCTCTTATAGCATTCCACCTGATCGGTACGAGCTATATACGCCTCTGTAACGAGATTCAGGGCTTCTAGGATAGATTTATCGTCCGTTATCGATATAGGCTTAATAACGGGGTCAGGACACGAAATATTAGGCTTTAAATTGACTTTAGTACAAGCTATCGTTGAAACGCTTAACAATATCGCCAGCAGTATTGTAGTAGTTTTCATCTTTGATACATTTCCCTTCAATTTTTAGAGACTTGATTTGTTCTGTAAGTTTACCAGTTACAATTGCATTCTCTTTCCATTTCTTGTTCATGTCCTGTATAGCTTTTTGGTTTCTATCAGCCATTTTAAGTTGAGCATCCTGATAGGCTATCTTTTCTTTGGCATAGGTATTTTGCAGACTGTAGGACTTCCACGCAAAGAACAGAAAAAGGGTTGCCAATACGCAGATTGCCAGATTCTTAGGGTTTTTGATGAACGTCCAGATTATTTTTAGTGCTACCATAATTATTTCCTCAAAGGATTAGTTTCAGCGAATTTTTGAAGAGCTTTCGGCACAAAAGCCCCTATCAAAAACGCTGTGAAAATGTATAATCCTGTAAACGGGTCAGCCGGAGGTTTGAAGAATACCAGCCCCGCCGCCACGATACAGGCCACAAATGAACACCACGACATACCCCGCATAGTTGATGGATTGCCGTTATCATCGGTTAATAAGGTTGCTTTGTTTTCTTCCATTTTACCCTCCATTCTGCAAATGAGCAAATTCTTTCACACGCCCTTTTGAGTCAACTACCTGTTCAAGTCCGAGTTTCTTTCCAAGCTCTACGGCTGTGTCCCACGCCTCTTTGTTCAACATTGACCAGTCACATTTTCCGTTATTCATAATAACGAAATCGAAAGCCTCTCCGGTCAGGTGTTTACTGTTCAAAGTCCACGTAACTATTTTGCCCGGCTTCGTTCTGCCCTGTGCGTAAAGGGCTTCTTGGTCAGATTTCGTCCTTCGAGTTGATGTTAAAATATAGTCTATTCCGTTCGACTGCATGGCCTTGTCCCATTCAGACCACTTAAAATACATCATGTCGCTTAAATCATGCGGATTCCTTGAAGCCATAACTCACCTCTAGCACTTTGACCTTTCATCGCACTTTCCCTTTAGTTCGTGGAAAGCGTCATTGAGAGTGTTAAACTTTGAAAAAAGTAAATCTTGATTGCTTTCAAACGTCCGTAAGGTTTTAATTGCGAACCATGTAACCGCGAGAAAAAGCGAACCTATGAGAACTGTCATAAGGTCAACGTGTTCTGTCCATGACGGCTCACTTACTGCGGCATAACAGGTAGTAACGAGAAACAATATTAACAATAACCCGATAATACATTGATAGACTTTCAGTTTGAATCTCAGCTTTTTTCCGTTAGCCATTTGACAAATTCCCCTTTTTATTTTATTAACTACCTCAGCATTTCCTTCATGGCTTTTCCCCAGGCGCGGCATTCTTCGACATAAGCGTTCCATGCCGTTGCTTCTGCGCTGGGCGCCGTTCTTAGAAGTTTTATTTCATCGCTTACCGAATAGCGGTTGCGGATCTTATCGACAACCTGGGCGTCGATTTCATCTTCTTGAAAATTTGCTTCTACCAGTTCCACGGGTTGATCGGATGGAAGGGTAACGGAATCGGGCACGTCGACGTAGGTGTAACCGTCCAATTCTCCAACCACGCGAACGCGATCTGTTAATCCGAGTAATTGATAATCGGGTTCAACAAGTGATAGCGTCGTAATGGCGTTGATAATTTTTCGGAATTTGTATTGTTTTGCCATGATCAATAGCCTCCTTGATAATTTTAAGCATGTAACTTAATGAATGAGTGCCTTTCGCGTGTCCCAGCAGCGAATTGATGGAGTCCTGTTTTTGCGCCTGAACCATGCGGCGAAATTTAAAAAGACTGTATTTTCTGATAACGGATATTGTCCGCCACATGCGATAGCCGCAAAAATTGATTCCCTTGCGCACTTTGGCGATGCTGCTTCTGGATAACTCCAGGCCAAGGTTATTCTTCAGAAAATCAATAACTGTTTTCCGGTAATCCAGACACTTATCGCGCGACAGGCCGATGAGCAGAAAGTCATCGACATAGCGGACATAATGTCTGATTTTTAAGACGCGCTTGACAAAATGATCCAGCGGATTGAGATAAATCAGCGCATATATCTGGCTTAATAAATTGCCGATAGGGATTCCTTCCGGCGTTTCCATATCGGCATACATCATCATTACGTCAACAAACCGACTGTCCTTTATTTTGGTTTCGATAAGTTTGCGCAATATAGAGCGGTTGATGGAATAAAAGAACTTGCGGACGTCGAGTTTTAAAATGTAATCGTCGCCGGAATGCATCCGCATATACTTACGGGCGCAGGCTGCCGCTTTATGCGTTCCATAGCCGACGCGACACGCAAAAGACTGATCAATAAATGACCGGTCGAAAATATGATAAATCGTCCTGTAAATAGCGTGCTGGACCACTACATCTTTAAATGTCGGCGCATGGATAACGCGGCGCTTTGGTTCGGTAACGACAAATTCAAAATAGGGATCGGGGCGGTAAGTTCCGTCCTGCAGGGCCGCATAGATAGATGCAATATTCATTCCCAGATTTCGTTCAAACTCAAAACAGGCCCGGCGCGAACGTTTCCCGTGCCGGGCGTCAAGGTACGCCTGGTAAAGATTTTCCTTGCTGAATGCTGTCTGAAATAAATTTCCGTATCGTTTCATTTTCTTTCCCGTAAATCCCTGGTCTTCGGTTGCCCTACCAAAAAGGGATGGTTGATAGATTTCGCGTAACGCCGGATAACATATCCCTGTGGCTCCACTGTCCTCATTTGAGGTTTGAGGTTTGAGCCGTAGTCGAGCCGGAACCCGATATTGTTGTTCGTGTTCGTGCGGGTGTTGTTCCAATTGGAATTCCAAACACCGGCATTCGTGCTATTGTTCCAATTCCCGGACGAGATGAGGCACATTTTAATAGGCTACCCGTTACCAACGATTTTCCTCCTTGATTTTCAGAATCCAGCCGCCGATCATCCGGCCAAGTTCATCGATGATTGAGCTGATGGCCATGTACCGATGCTGTTCCTTGTTTTCGTGCGTATCCTTAATTTCTTTTCCTGCTGTGAAGGCGAAATACCCAAGTTCATTCGCCAGCATGAACTGCATCCGCAATTTTTCGTGCGTGATATCCAGTTCCGTTAAGGTGGTTTTCTTGTGGTATCTTTTCTGTGCTTCCGTAATGAGGTCGTATAATTCATAGGCTGTATTCCTGATTCTGTTCGCCAGGGCATATTTCTCATGCTTTGGAAAATGGTTAAGGTAAATATTCATCAACTTAATGAACTCCATAAATTTCCTGTTTAACTGTGCTTCGCTGTGCGCTCCCATTAAGCCCTCGCTATCGCTCGGTTATTCAGGGTAACAGGCGAGCCGGAACCCGAGAGAGTAGTACGCGTACGTGCGGGGGTAGTACCAAAGGGAAAGCCAAACACCGGCAACCGTGCTAGCGCTCCAAGACCCGGACGAGATGAGGCACAGATCATTGACGATATTCTGATAAAAATAATCCTTCCCGAAAAGGTTCGTTCCGGTAGCATCCACGGCAGTACCCGCTTTCGGCAATCCCATGCTGGTCAGGACATATCCATTGCCTGTCGATGCTGGCGACAAAACCTGTTCCGTTCCTGAACCCATTCGCACAGCAAAGGCATAACCCGATTTGAACGGCGGTATAAATGCGGTCATAGTGGTCGCAACGCCGGTTGCTCCCCAATGGTCTGTAGCAAGCGTGTTGCCTGCTGTGTACGATTTCATCGCGGTGGTTGTATTGGCTGCGTAGAAAGTTCCGTATGTTACAGTGCCTCCGGACGCCCATGCACTCAAGGCCGAGGAGTCTAAAATTATCGTGAATTTATCGTCGGCAGTTTTTGTTACTTGCCATATTTTATCGTTGATGGCAGTGGCTAGCGTTCCAGCGGCAATGGCCGTGATTTGAACATAATCGCCGGTAGTTAATCCGTGATTGGCTGACGTGGTTATCTCACAGGGATTGGCGGCGGATATTGCCGATACTGTCTTTGTCCCCGCAATTGCCGTTACGCCGATTTCAACCTCATACATGCCGCCGTTGACGCCCGTTACGCCGGACGCCTGTCCGTTGTGGGTGGTTTTTGCAAGGGCCACGCCTGAACCGGCCGTGCAGGATTGCGAGTAACCATCCGACGTAAATGTTACGGTTGCGTCATCACTATCCTTTAACCCTCCTGAATTACATCCCTTGGGGTAATTATAGGTCGCGTTGTACCACGCACAATAGGTATCTGTCTGTGAGTATTGGCCATGCACCAAAGACAACATCGCCAACGCGGAATTTTGGAAAACGGATTTGACATGGAAAATAGAGTTCGCATTGACTGCGCCGTTCACTCCATCCCGGCGATGCGCCAGATCAACGGCGGAATAGGCGTAATTCGCTCCGCCGGTTAAATCCGTAAACGGATTATGATTTGCATTGGGCGATAATGGTTTGCCGCGCTTGATCGATGCGGCAGTATATCCCGAACCATTTGCCACCTTGGAGTTTTTATATTTGTCAATGAAAAATCCTAATTGCTCTGTTCCGCCATCAATGAATGAGCGGTGGAGAACGTAACCGTCTACTGCGGCGGCTGTGGTCGTAGCATAGGTATCGTAGCCCTTGACCTGTATTGAGTTTTTGCCGTATGCAATAATCGTATCATTGAACTCAAAGGTTGTTCCGAAGCCTTTGGTAGAATCGCCAAGAGAAGTGAAGGCGGTGTAGGCCGATGAATCAACGCCGATTGTATATTTATCGTCGTCAACTTTAGTTACCGTGAAAAACAGGTTATTAACCTGTGACATTCCGCCGACGTTCGTCAGAAAAATAATATCGCCATCAACATATCCATGTGCTGTCTGTGTGACCTGCGCGGGATTGGCTTTCGTGATAGCGGTTATCTGGTTGGTTGCCCACGTGTGCATCCGATAATAGAACTTTGGAATGTAGACCATAACGGAGCCATCAGTGAATTGATAGTTGCCGTAGTTGGACGATGATGGATTGTTATACCCCTGCATCGGCGTGAAGCCTGTCGGCAGCTTGCTTGGAGGACAAACGCCGACACCGAACCCGTTCTGCCCAGCCATCCCGATAGTGTTATATGCTGGCGTAATAGCGGTAATATCGGCTGTGCCGGAAACGGTAAGTGATGTGATGCCGGAGATGGTGCCTCCGGTAGCCGTTAAAGAATTGGTGACGATGGGGACGTTGGCGGCGATAGAACCAGCCTCTGTTGAGCAAGTGCCGTCTGATTTTAGGTAGCCAGTGCAGGAGCCGGAAGCGAATTTGGAAACAATCGTCTGCCAACTTTCAATAGATGGTATGCTATTTCCGAACTCACCAAATCCAGCCGCAAAGCTAATTGTGGCAATCAATAATATAAAAGTGATTATATATTTTTTCATCATCTACTCCTTTTTAACTTTCCATGAAGTTGCAAACTACCGCACCGCCCTGGCCAGCAGAGCCGAAAACAATATTGGCTATAATGCGTTTTTCGCTTGCGATAAGGGGTACGGGTATTCGATATTTTCCTGTTGAACTTATCGTCATTGTATAGGCAGACAAAGTTGTTCCACTGATAGAAACGTGCCTATAGACGTTAGTGGCGTGTAGTGAGGGATTCAGGGAATCAAAAGTGATCGTGATTCCGCTTTCAGTACTCTTTGTGTAATCTACATAAAGAATTAATCCCTCTGGATTGTTTGTCTTATACGTGACCACGAAATTAGGGTCAGTTCCCGTTACTACGCCGGTGCTTGAACTTGCTGTATTGGCACTCATGGTAAATCCTCCTTATATTGCCATTGCCAATGATGGCTGAAATGGCTTGGTTAATTTGTTATATTTTATAAGATTATCTAATTTCCAAAGTGGTTGTAAATTTGACAACGCCCAACACTTTTTAAAATCAATATCCTCTGGTGTTTCATAATTAAAAACAGATTTTGGTATCTTATGGTCAACGTGCCACTCTCCGTAATTCTCCCAAGTCATACCGTCGGTAAACTGCTTTTCTAAATGTTTCTTAAGTTCGTCAACGGTGTAACCAACTAAACATTCCCATCGCCGCCCGTTTTTTACCCCACGTAACGTTTTGTAAATGCTAATAGCAAAAGATGAGTGCAGTTTTCCTTTGGGGGTACTCCTCATCTTTTTATTGTGTTGTCTTGCACATTCCCTTACTTTTTCTATATTGTTTTCTCGCCAAATCTTTTTCGTATTTCTCACCATCTCTATGTTTTTATCTCTCCATGCCTTTTGTGCTTTGGCGATTTTTCTTTTGTTTTTATCGTTCCATTTATCTTTTGCCTTCTTCGCCCTTTCGGGATTTGCTTTGTTCCATTCTATGGCACGATTTATATTCGCTTCTCTATTCTTGTTATATCTTTCCCTTCTCATTGTCTGTTCATGGTCTTTATTGTTTTTTCTCCATTCTTCGTGTATCTTTTCATCACACACCTTACAACGACACAACCTTCCGTCTTTTGATTTCTTGTTTTTATAAAACAAATACAAATCCTTAGTCTCATTGCATATAGAGCATTTCTTTTTTACCGGAGGATTGTTTGCTCCCATCTCTTATTCCTCCATATTCCTTGATTGTTGAGTATTTTCTTGGTAAATTCTTGCTTTGGAAATGTGTTCCAAAATATCTTCTAATTCTAAATTTCTTCCCTGCCGCTTAATGGTTTCTTCTCCGATGGACTTATTGTTTTTAATAGAACCGTCTATAAGAGAGGCGTTGAGCCATTTGACGATTTCTTTCCAGAAAGGATTGCTTTCTAAATTGATGATAGATTTAATTACTTCGTTGTTAGGTTTAATCATCTTTTCTCCTAAATAAATATTCGTCATCTTGAATAAAGGGATTTTTCCCTTCTTTGATTCTACCAACACCGTGTTCGTATGCTTTTCGCAATATTTCGGGTGTTGCTTTTTTACCGGATAGTAAATGATTTAATTCATCATCTGTAAGCGTAGGAATGAGCGCGGGCATTTCCACTTCTTTTCCATTTACTTCAAATCCGTACGCAAACTCTGTCATATCCCTGTTGCTTCCATCTGTCATTTTACGGACACCTAGAAAACCCGTTCCTTTTTTAGTCCCATCGTTTCTTGTGCCATTTTTCCCCCACTTATTTTTTATTGTTGTTGAAACGGGTGCAATAATATCCGTGGGGACAATCTCATTGACATCAAATAATCCCGTTGCGCTACTCATTGTGCGCCTCCCTGTGTAGCCTGTGCATCTCTAAGGTACGGACGGGTTGAAACACCGTCATTCGGCCTTGAAACTTGTCCTACGGGTGCTTTCGGTGATTGCGTCCTTGTGTCCACGCCTTGAACCGGATTTCCCGATTCGTCTAACGTAGCAGGGTTGGGCGGCGGAGCAGAAAGTTGAGGTTGCGCTTGAATAGGTTTCAAGTCTTCGTCAAGTTCAAACCCTAGTCCTTTAGCTACTTCAAAAAGAAGTTTCCGCCTGTTGTCCGTACCGATAAGCTGAATATCAACCGGATTAGAAGTGGCCTGTACGAACTCATTCTTACGCATGGTAAGCTGTTCTTTAGCCGCTAATGCACTTGTACCCTCGGCAACCATTTTGTAATCACCGACAAGTCCGTATATTTCCTGATTGTCTAAGAGATAGTCGTATTCAGATTCTACAACGGGCACGATAATGTCTAAGTCGATGTTTCGGACAACTCCCCGTATGCCTCGGTTCGCCATTTCTCGCATTTGATGCAATCCTGACGAATTAGAAGCCGCACCTACATTGCCGCCGTGTTCAAAACTAGGCACTCCTGAATGTTCGTCTGCTATTGCTGAAAAAGTCTTGTAAACAGTAATGAGTTTTTCCGTGACCATGACAGGTTGATAGAAATTAACAGGTTTAGAACCAGATCCCATTTCTTCGTTGGTCGTGTAAAAGACCCTTCCCGGCCAAACTTTCCTTGAAGCACCCACTTCTAAGCGGTCAACATTCAGGTCAACCATCGGAAGTGAGCCTAAGCCTACATTAGACACAATCGCTCTAGCGCAAGCGTTACAGACCTGTTGGCAATCTTCTATGAGTTCTGGTATGCCCTTATTCCAGAACGAATCATTGACCTTGTGGAATGAAGTTATATTGAAAGGCTTCTTACCCATCAGGTCATAATTGAGCATAGCTTTTATAACGTGGTTGCCGATCTTCCAGACACAAACGGAATATTCGTTGTCGGGATCATCAACTTGAAGTCCCCACTCAATCAGAAGTTTCCCTGATAATTCGTCCCAAAGCTCTAGGCAGTAAATATTTTCATAAGGAGAAGTATCGGTCGGGTTGTCACCCATACCCTCTTTGGTTTCTTGAGAAAGTTCCAACCAATCGTTTTTTAAAGTCCCTTCTTGGAACTCATTTAATACTGCCCTGATTTCTTTTTCGTTGAATCCTTCTACCCCGATCAGGTCAAAGAGTTGTTTCGGCCTTAAAGTGATAACGTCAAACAAATACCCGTCATTAACACCCGTACTTCGCGGAGAAGGGAAAATAGAGAACGGTGAACGTCTTTCCCATTGAGGTACGATTCGGGTTTCAATCTGTCTTTGCAATCTTCCATTCTGGTCTTGAACGGTTTTCTTGATTCTTTCGTTTCTGAAAACAGCTCCCTTGATAATTCCGGCTTTCAGTCTTACAATGTCGTCAATAACATCATCTAAAGCCTTGTAGAATCCGCCCTGAATGAAATCATCTTCTATCCTGTCCTCTATTTCATCGGACATTTTTTTAGCGGTCTTGATTGTTTCCTGATGGACTCTTTCTTTGATTTCCTCCGACTTTGAGATAATCATCTCTCTTAATTGAGAAGAGGGTATCTGCTGTCCCATTTCAAGGGCTTGATTAACAGCCATTTGGATATACATATTCAGAACACCGGCCTGAATGTTTTGCACAACGTCTTGAGGGAGTTCTGGAATGGTCGTTGGTTTGACAGAGAAAATTCTTTTCCCCGGCTGTGAGATAATGTCTTTAATCTGATAAACGGCGTTGGCGCACTTCGTATCAGTTATGTTTAAGAATATTTCCGGTTGCTCGACTGCTTTTATTTTGGCCAGTTTTTCAGGTGAGTATTTTCCGTTACCCTGATAGACACTATCCAGCATTTCCTTTTCGATAGGTTTCTTGGCTTCCTTAGCATCAGCCCATTTCTTGTTGATTAGCTGATTAAGGCCGTCCACTAAAGTCTCTTGAGAAGTGCTTTGCTCTGCCCTGCGGTCTAATTCCTGCTGATTTAATTCGTCTGCTGATAATGTTTCGAGCAATTCAAATTTCATATCATTCCCCTAAAATAAAAAAAGACTACTCCCTTTCGGTAATAGCCTTTGTTCTCGTCAAGTTTGAGAGGTAAGCTAAATTGTTATTGTATTACTTCGTCTTTAATTTCCTTTTTCAAAGCCGTTATTTCTGTCTGCTTTTCCTCGTCTGTTAAATCTTGATAGTCTTTGGTCTTAACTAAATCTTTAATCGCCTGATTAACCTTGTTGTTATATTCTATATTCAGTCTGTTAAATTCCTTTTCGCCAACGGCTTCTTTCAGGTCTTTCATTTCTATTGACTTCTTGTTTTCCCATTGGTCGTTTTGCTGATAGGTATTGGCGTTAATACCGACTAAATCAAGCATACTGCCGATAATCGCAACGGCATCACCTTCTGGATAATCACCGGCAAAATTCTGATAAAAGTTTCTGACCGGAATAGGCAAACCCAAATCGGACAATGTAGATGTAAGTGTCGGTTTCTTGCCCTCGAAGTTTTTACCCTTTCCATAATATATGGCGGTTCTCGCCAACGGTGTAGTTTTGTTAAATAGGAAATCAATGCCAACCTGTATAACCGTTCCGTCTTTCCATGCTCCCGTATTTAACTCTTTCATAATTTTTGTTTGAGAGTTTTTAACTGCGGGAATACCGCCTAATCCACATATAACCCTTGCGGCTAAAGTCACATAACTTCCCATACCACCCGTAAAGTCAATTCGTGTATCCCCTCGTTTGTATTTCAAGAAGTCTGTGCTTCGCGGGTCTGTTTCTACGCTGTCGGGGTCTAGCGCATTAAGAACCGCCGCCGTAGTAGCAATAGAAGCCGTGACCTTTGCTAAATTTTTAATCGCCTCTATTCTGGCAAAGTTTGTTTTCAAGCCAGTCCCTAATCCGTGAGCCGTTAAAAACTGAACATTAGACAGCATCATTCTAGGTGCCCATAAAATCAAACTGGTTGCCTGTCCCTTGATTCCAATGTCTGCCCTTGATGTAACACCGTTGACCACCTTACCAATGTCCTTAACAAGCACATCGTTGATTTCAACCCCGTTTTTCTTGGCTATGTCATAGAGAAGATCAAAAGTTTTCATTCTCATTCTTAAAGCCGAATTGGTAAAAGCAACTTCCGAAGCCTTGAACACCCTGCCGATATACGGCACTCTTGCGGGGTGCGAAGTCGGGTACTGTTCTTCAAATTTAGCCAGTATTCCCGCTTCCTGATAGTTTCCATTCATGTAATGTTCGCTTGAAACCAGTTCAGCGTGAAGAATGTCTTTGGCTTTCTCGTCACCGTGTTTTTCTTTGAGAGCCTTGTAAATATCCCTGAAAGATTCTTTTGCGGCTTTCGCCCATATTGTCGGGTGTGTCAGCAAAGTTTTAAGTCCCTGTCTGCCGATGAAACTATTATCAATAGAAGCCACAACCGCAATAGAGTTTTTATCAAGCTCGATTACCGTATCTTTGGCTAACTTACTAACCGCTTTCGGTGCGAAGTCCTGCCAATCTTCCTTAAATTCATTCTTGCGTCTTTCGGCTAATTGCTTAATTGTCAATTCGGGGTCTTTGAGTTTATCAACATAGTTATTAGCCTTGATTTGAGCAAACCCGTACTCAAGCTGTTCTTTCATGTTGTCGAACTTTCCGGTTTCTGGATTCATCTTAGTTTTCAGATCATCGGCTTTCTTGGAGAGTTCGTAAATTGCTTTTGCTTCTTCCCTTGTAACGTGGGTTCCTAATTTAGCGTCAACAAGGTCATTTAAAAACGCTTCGTCCTCTTTAGGGTTAAACATTCTTTCGGCTTGCTGTGATTTATAGTCTGCGAGTTTCTTGTCAAACTGCGCTTTCTTTTCCGGTGAGTATCTTCCCACTTCGCCAACCTTAGAAGCCCAATTTACAATGCCTCTCATTTTGTTCTTCAAGACAAGTTTCTGCTCGAATAACAGATTAACTTCGGGAGCAACATCACCGGCATATTGTCTTAGGACTTCCGTTCTCTTGACAGAATCCATTTTCATAAGTTCTGGGATATTTATTCGATTGCTCACAAGAGCTTTCTTAAATGCCTCGACTTGTTTTGGCGGTAAGCAAAAAGGTTTCATATTAGCAAGCAATTTCCTTGATAAATTTTGACCAGAGAACTTCTTCTTTGTTTAGGTGCAAATTATCCACTTCCTTTTTTAAGGATTGTCTGATTTCTGTTTTTTTCTTAGCAAAGTCTTTTGTCTGTTTTTCAGCTCTTTCCGTTCTGGCCTTTTTTACTTCCTGAATTTTGTCAACAACGGTATTCTTTACTTTAGCCCACGCGCTTGCCCCTAATGTCTGTGCCGCCACGCTTCTCTCTGTGGCAATCGGGGATTGAGCTAAATCATACAGGGTATTAAAGTCACCGTTCTTTTCCGCTATGGCTTCCACGGTATTAAATAGTACTTGTTTATGAATGTCATTCGGAGTAGGAATATTCCCCTTTGCCATTTCCTTTGCTTTTTCAAGGTCGGTGGTAACCAGTTCTGTAACTTTCTGAACAACACCCGCTTTTGAATGTGAATCGTATTTAGCAAGTTCATCTTCCGGTAATGTGTCAAAACCTTTTTCGGCTAGTTTCTTATTTACATCAAGTGCGGCCTTAGACGGTTTAGGTTCGCCCTCTGTCTCATAATTCGTTTCTGCCTGTTTGGGTTGTACCTTAATCGGTTCGGGTTTCGGCTCAATCTTGATTTCTTCCGGTTTGTATTTATTTATCGCAACAAACTTCTTTGCCGTGTCGGGGTCAAAACCACCCTTGACTAATTGTTCGCCAAAGGAAACACCGGCCTTTTTAGCTTCGTCAGATATTTTCAGGAAATCATCATAGAGTCTTGCCCTTGCGTCTGTCATTTCCTGTGAAGCGGAGTGTTCGCCTATCTTACCTTTTTCACCCATTGCTGTGTTGATGTCTTTGGTTATGTCAAATATACTTCTGTTTTTAGGCTTCACCTGTTCGGGAAGTTTACCACCTAAACTTTTGGGAGGTTCAGGATTATCTAAAGAGAAGTTTTCTGCTTCAGAGGTTCCACTAATAGTTACCTGATTGCCAGCCTTAGTTTTTTCGGTTTTTACGGGTTGTTTTTTAACTCCGTCAATATCGAGCGTTTCATCAAGAGGAACTTTTATTGTTTCACCGTCTTTCAGAATAACACTACCTTCTTTTTCTCCCGTTACTTTATATTCTTCTCCATTCCTAACAACACTATCGCCTTTTTCAAGGTTATACGCTTCTATGCTATTCGCAGGTTCATATCCGTTTTTGACAAGTTCTTGTTTTGTCTTTTCTTTGTTTATAACATTTTCTTTTATGAAATTAACTTCCGCTTTTTTCGTGATAGAGGTATTTTTATAGTCAAGAAACGACTGCATCATGCTGTTTGCATCAAGGCCGTGTCCTTGTGCGAATACGTCATATTCTACTGCGCCGTTGTCGCTGACCACTCCCATTTTTTTGAGTTTATCGACTGAATCTTTCCCAAACGCAGAAATAAGACTACCCGTTTTTATCTTTCCCGCATCTTTGGCAGATTTCATTAATTGTAAGGTTTCGTCTGCGCCCTTCATTTCTGCGGATAAACCTTGTGTTTTGCCTTGCGACATTGCCGCAGGTTCAACTTTCTCAACAGGGGCGATAGGTTGCTCAGGTTTTGGCAAAGGCTCGGCTGTGGGCGGCGGAACAGGTTGTTTGGCATCTATTTTTGGCGGTTCGGGAACTGGTTCTTGAATGTTCAACCGTTCTTTCGGTACAGGTGCAATCTCAACATCTTCTATCGGGCGTACATCGTTTTGCTCCGCTTTGATTGCCGCCGCACGAACTTCATCTACAAAAGGTTTTATCTTTCTATACCCAAAACCGTCTTTGACAGGTACAACCTCAAATTCACCCTTTATATTGCCGTTCTGTGTCGCTGAAAGCCCTGCTGATTTTTCAGTCTTAAAGGGTTTCCCTGTTTTAGAGATAGTCGGAGCGTATTCTATCTTTAAATCAGGATTAACTTCACCAACGGTATAATCCGGTTCTGGTACTGGTGCTTTCCGTAAAATCGTTTTCGGCTTGGAGTCTTTAAAAGTAAATCCCTCACCTACATTCTTTGGTGCTGGTAATTGCAGTAAATCAGTCGGCTGTGCTTTCGGTACTGCCTCGTTTACAAATCCTGTTCTTTCGGAGCGTCCAATTTCTGGTAGTAAAGAAGTCGGATATTGAGAAGTGGTTATATTCTCCATGCCGCCGATGTTCTTGTTTATGGCTTCGGTGACTATGCCCCTGCCGCCCTTTAATCCTTTTGCAAGAGCAACGGGAGCAACAAAAGGTATCGCTTCACCTGCGGTTCTAACTGCCGTAGCAAGCAAAGGTGATCCTGTTTTATCGTAAGTCCAATCTGCCGCCTGTTTAGATTTCTCGGAAATATACTCAAACGGTGCGGAAACTGGTTTCATCATTTCAATACCAGTTGCGGACAAGGTGGGTGTCATTTTTTCTTGAACGGCATTAGCCAGTTCTTCGCCGCCCTTTCTTTGTCCAGAAACTATCCCTGCTGTCTTGATTATACCTGCCGGAATCCACGAAGTAGCACCACCGGCAATAGCACCAGCAACGGGCAACACATCAGAGCTTGACATCATTTCCGATTCAGCGTTTAAGGCATTACTGGAAGCATCAGCAATCTTGCCGACAACATTTTTAACCTTGTCAAAGAACCCTTCTTTTTTGGGGAACTTTTTAGACAGAGCCGCTTTCATAACATCAGGACTGGTGTTATCAGGGAAAGATACGGTTGTATCGTAATCTTTGACGTAAATATCAGGCACTATTCAATCTCTCCGGTTGCGGGATTAAATGTCATTTTGTTTGCGTTCCGTTGTGGTTTCTTAGCTTTTGCCGTATTTCCTGCTGTGGCAGAGGACATATAAGACTTATACTCTCCTCTGGTAAACGGCCTTTGTTTCGGGTCTGCGTATTTCCCCGCTTTTTTATCAACATTGAATTGTCTTATGTAGTCGTAATACTCTTTATCGGCATCGGTCGGTTTATTTCCACCTGCGTCAATCTTGATTTCTTTTTTTGTCTGTTTGAAAAGGTCAAGTGCCTTATTCGCTGAAAACGCTCTACCCTGTTTCTTGGCATTTTCTGTTTCGGCGGCAATCGCTAATTCGATGTCGTTCTTAATTTGCGGGTCTTTGGCTTTCGCAATCGTTTCGATAACCTTTTCCATTCCCTGAACATCTCCGGTCTGACGGGTTAAGTCGGTCATCATCTTTAAAGCCGGTGAGGAATCAATCAATGCTCTGTTATTGACATAGAGTTCGTTAATGGCAACCTGTGATTCGCCTTTTTTAAAGTTATTGGTTATCTTGTCGTGTTCGTCATTTACTTTTTCCATATTCGCTTTAGCGGGGGTAAGGCTCTGCACTAAAGTTTGGTAATTCGGGTCTGTGGTAGGCGTAGATGCTATCTTTTCCAAAATAGTATTATACTCATTGACCGCCTGTGTTTTTTTGCCTGCGCTTATGTTTGTTGCGGCTTCGGTTATGTGTTTAAAGATTTGCTGATTAGCCGGAATCTGTTGAGCAAAGCTCATCTTATCCCTTACGGTGTATTGCTTGTCTTGAGGGAAAGCACTTTGAATAAACGCCTGTCCTTCGGGAGTAGAGGCTTTATAAAGAGGTTCATCGTAGGGATTCCACGGCTTGTTGAGTTCCGTATCTCTTGCCGCCATCTCCCTTTCCTGTCGCTGTGCTTGAGTCAGGTTAATCCTGTTCAACTCTGCCGTTACGGGAGCCTGTTCTTCTTCTCTGCGTATTTTCTGAATATTGGAATAATCGTGAATACCCTGCGAAAATCCTTTACCTGCACCTGCGGCGGATGGCATTAGAATGTCTGTTACGAATCCTCCCATGTTAAGCTCCTTAAAGTTCTCTTATAACGTCAATGATTAAATTCTTGCTTACGTCTAATCTCATTCCCGTAATCTCAAAGCCTGTTTTTAACGCCCATATCAAAGCCTGTTTGTTTCTCGCATCTACAACGCCCATGATGTACTGAAAATCGTTTTTGGCGTACTCAAAAAACCCTAACCAGCATTTTAATTTGTTTATCGTTACTCCCTTGTTGAACCAGCAATAATGTAAAAACATAGTTTTTGGCGTGTAAGGATAATAACTGAAAAACGCTTTTATCTTTTCATCGTCTTTACACAAAACAACTTTATGCTGAATGTGTGGGCGGTATTCTCCTAGTGTTTCCTCAACAAGTTTCTTGTATTCGTCCTCGGTTAATATGGGTTCGGTAAAAATCATTTGTCGCCTGTAATATATCCAATCGGGTCTAAAATATCCTTGAATGTCTTTGTCCAACCCGTTAATTCTTTACCGCCGTTAAATTCTTCTGCCCAATGACTTACTTCAAACGGATTTTCAAGAGTTCTTGCAAACTGACTGCCGACATTGCTTTCACCCTGTCCGGTAATCGCTTCTAAAGCATGACCGCCAACTTTGGCAATAGCGGCGTAAGGAAGAACTTTGCTGGCTACCGTACTGACAATGCCAGAACCTAAACCCGTTGCCGTTGTACCTGCGGTTTCTGCTCCGGCGGCGGTTACTTCTCCCGCTACCTCACCTGCGGCAGGGGCTAGCGTTTCACCGGCGATTGTTGGAGCTAATGTTTCCGTAATCTCCGGTACTACAGAAGTGGGAAGATTCATTAAACCAGTTGCAGTAGGTGCCGTGGCAAGCTCAGGGGCGACTAATCCAGCCGTTTCTCCAACGGTCGGGGCGGCATATAAAGGAGCAGTTGCTGGCAATAATTCACCACCTACGGTCGGAGCTAACCCCGTTGCGCTCATGCTCGAAGTCGTGGGATTAAAATATTCCATTACACTTCCCGCCGCATCTTTTAAAGCGTGAGAGTCAGACATTCCGTAGGCAGTCCCTAACTGTACGGCGGTCTGTCCTAATCCGCTTGCTGTTTGAGATAGACGGTTTTTCTCCATCTGCTCTTTGTTAAGGTCAAACTCTCTGTTTCTTTCTTCCTCTGCTTTTTTAGTGAGTTCGTACTGTCTCTTTTGGGGAAGATTGTTATATTCATTTTCAAGTTCGCTCTGAACTATCTGGTTGATGATAGAGTCAGTCGGGTATTGTCCCGATAAGGCAGACCGTTGTTTTAAACTTGTGTATAAGCTAGGATTCATTAGAGCCTCCGTCATATCCCAATATTTTTCTCTTTAAATATCTGGGGTCTTGCAAGATATAAGCCGTACCTAATTGAGTAGCGGTACTTAAAAGCCCCGTAGCAGAATTAGCCATTCTATCGGATTCCATCTGGTCAATGCCCTCATTGAATCGTCTTGCTCGGTCTCTTTGCTCTTGTTCTTGAAGCGCAAGTTGTTTCATGGCATATCTTCGATTGGTTTCTCGTTCCAACTCCGATTGAACAAGATTATCCAGTTCATCGGTGGTAGGAACACGTCCAGAAGTGGACAATGCCTGATTTAAATATGTTCTGAATTTATCACTGCCTTGATACATAATTCACCTATGCAACCCGATCTCGCTCGTGTTTGTTATAAACCGCAAAGGACAGAGGGCAAAATCCTTTAGTCTCATCGTCTGTTGTCGCCACTAATTTGAAACTATGAAAAACGGCCGGAGTCGAATAAATATCCTTGATTAAATTTACAAATCTATGAGAAGCGTCCGCAACGGAAAGCGTGTAATCCGTTCCAGAGGTCGCTCCGTCTTTCGTATGTGTTAAAGTCACGGTCGAATCGGTGTTCTTAGACAAAGCAATTAAGTTCGCTCTGGTAACGGAAGTCTTTGCGAATACGTCACCCTGAATTAATAATTGATCGCCTGTTTCTAACGTATGAGTAATATCGTTTCCGTCAAAGTCGGTTCCGTATTCGAGTTTTTCCATGTAACCCGTATCTAAGAATCCATAAGAATATCTATTCCCCGAAGTGTCGGTTACTTCTACGCCCAATTGAATCCTCTTTCCCGTTCCTCTGTCGATTTCAAACCATTTCCATTGTTCAAGGTCTAAGACGTATTCTTTGTCTAACGAATTATAGGTGTATGTTGATTTTGAAGCTACACTTGAACTTGTGGCTACTGTAGTAGTACCTTCTTTAATCGTTTCTGCGTTCTGCCACGTTCCCGTTATAGACCTCATGTAAATAGTCCCTGCGGCAGTTCCAGCCCATGTGCCACTGGCTAAAGTAACATGGTCGACAATTCCGGTAGCGGTAGAAGTGGCTCCCGTTATCGTGTCACCAGAAACAACTTCATGCGCTCCACTTGTGAACGAAATAGCATACAAGTCCGTAGCCCAACACCAGTGATATTCTAAATTATGCTGATCGACAAAACCCGTCTCATAAGGAATCATGTCTAGACAGGTGTGAAGCGAATTGTTCTGATCGAAAACGGATTCTATATCTTCGGAAACTTTTAAAGGAGCCTGACCGTTGGAAATATAAAATCCGTCATCTGCTCTCCAAATCGCTATGACTTTAGTGGCGTTGACGTTCTTCTCAAAAGCCGCCGAAACTGTTCTTAAAGTTCTAGGCGCAGGGCAACCGATATCAGGGGAGATTTTAAACCGTACCCAACTCATAGCGGAAGTACCTTGTTGCCACACTAAAGACCATGTTTCCGTTGCCTTAAAAATCAGAGCCATATTGTAAATATTTGAGGCGTATTGAGCAAATATCGAAGTCCCTCCGGTTAGAGACTTATCATCTCCAAAAAGAACTCTGTAACTATCATTACCGTTAAAAACCTGTGCCTGATTAGAAGCTGAAATAAGAAGCTCGTTCTTGTTGCCTGTCGTGTTACACCCCAACATTAATCTATCGGCGGCGTGTAGGGGGAAAGTGTAACCGCTAATGTCTTTCTGCGAAGTAATGCCGCCAACGTAATTTAGCCTTACAGAACCGTCTAAGTTTTTATCAAATCTCACCCTGTAAAAATATAAAGGTTGAGCAACCATTTTCCCCTGTTGATAAATAAATCCCGGAGAAGCCTCTGTCGTGGACGTATCAGTGAAATCCGTGTAAACATTAGCCGCACCCATTTTTTGGGTTTTGGTTTCATCGGAGAAATTAGCGTTATTCCATGTCGCTGTGCCTGACTTAGCAAACGAAATTGCTCCCTCGCTCGTCCCATCGGAAACAGCCCCTACGGTCACGTAAGCGGTTCCGTTCCAGTAATCTACTGACATGGTGGTAGCGGCGGTAGAGTTTGTGTATTCAGGTGGTAAACTAAAAAATAATCCACATTGCTTTTCGGTGAAACCAAATTCCAAATCATGCCCGTTCGCGGGATAATTAAGAAGCGAACTGATATCAGCGTATGTGTCTGCTGTGTCGGGGTCGTAATCGTCTTTTAAGACCTTCATGCTGATGTCGTCTAGCGAAGCGGTTCTTTTATAAGCGGCAGAAATATCCCTATAAACACCATCCCAAAGGTCAATGATTCCCTGAAATGGAGCATCCATTGTGACTTTGTAAATTTCTGCCTCGCCAGCATCTAAATAGAATTGATACCAGTAGAGAAAATACCCTTCTAAATATTTTGGTTTCGCTGTGGTTACCGTGGAAGAGAAAGTTATCGTCCCCGTTTGTGCCAGAGAAGCACCTGTATCTGTGTTGTCCGTTATCGTAAGAGGATTCCACGTTCCCCCGTCCCATTCTTTACAGGTCAGAGTAGAAGCAACGGAATTTGCCAAACTGACATAAAACTTTACCCCTTGTAACGGCCTAGGAGAGCCGATTAAGAAGTATCGCCAATCTGGAAGGTAGGGAGATGTAGGAACGGTAAAGTCCGCTGTATGCCTTGCAACACCCTTGGAAATACGGAACTCGTCAATATGTCCGATCATTAAATATGTATGGTTAATTGAAGCACCAATTTCAAGAACTGCCGCAAGGTTAGGAATTTCATTTGTGGAAATAGCGGTTGTTATAGTTAATTCCTGTGATATTCCATTGATAAATATATAAACATTAGTAGCATTTCTAACGAGTTCAAAGTGAGTCCATTCTCCATAAGGGAAAAGTAACGCATTAGTTGTCCTGTAATTAGCTTTAGCTATCCCTCCGGAATAAACCTGAAAAAAAATACGTCCGGCTGAACACCATATTGTCCAAGCATTAGATGCGTCAACATACTGGCCTACTATACCTATATCCTGAGAAGAAGCTTGCCTTATCCAACAATCAATCGTGAACGGTGCGGCGGCGAAGTACCAATCAGCATGATCGGGAACGGTTACGTAATCTCCGGTACCGTCTAAAAGAAGTGCCGCCTGACCAAACTTTTTATAAGATGTATCTAGGCAAGCATTTCCCTCAAGAGAAACCGTCTGACCTGTTGCCGCCGTCTGGTCTGTGGTGTCTGCATCGGATCCGTCAAAGTGGATAAGTAATTTAGTGTAAGAATCCTGGCCTCCGCCAATATGACAAATATTATCAGCGTCAGTCTTCGTGTTCTGCATGGCTTCTGTAAAATCTTTAGGGGAAGTAGCCGAACCGTCCTCACCGATAACCGCCGTAGATGAAATAAATGCGCCGACTTTAATTTCGTTGCCGCCCCATATACAGGTGTCAACACCGTTACAGTAACAAACGTGTCCATTCGGTGCGTCAGAGAAATTTCCTGTATTGGCCCCCGAAGCCCACAAGAGAGTAGCGGAAAATTCACCCGGAGTAGGCACTGCCGTGGTGTTGTCAAGTATGACAGAAGAGGTCAATCCCGTATTGTATGCTTGAACCAGTAAATGATTTTCTGCTGGCTGAGATTTAACGAAGTGAAAAGCAGAACGAGCCTTGAGATAGGTGTTGTTCATCACCGAAGTATTAATTTTGGTCATTCCCAAAATTCCTTCTGGGTGGCCTTTGCCGTATCTTAAATTTTTGTACGTCCTGAAATTCTTTCCGATTAAAATAGGGTCAGAAGAAATTATCCATTTCCCATCAAGAGGCACGATGTATTTCTGGTCAGGCTCATTGCCAACTGCCGGAGCCGCCTGAATATCGACCTTATTTATTGTTTCTTCGTGATCTTTATTCATTTTACCCTTCTCGGAATATCCTGTTGTTGACGGACTTCTGGAAACTTAGAAACGTATTCCGCTTTCTTCACTTGAACGCTTTCGATGTATCTATTGTAGAAACCGCCAAAATCGCCCCACCGTTTGAGTTTCAAACAAGAGAAAGCTACTGAATATAAAAAAACACATTCGTGAAATTCTATCGGCAAGGAAGAAGGAAGGTCGTTATCTCCACTCAAAACAGCAGACGGATAGCACGAAGCGTACAAGTTCAAATCATAGGTAGAAACATCAGGAATAGGCTCTACAATTAAATAATCTCCCCATTTAAACCAATATTGCGGAGAACTACCGTCAATCGGAGTATGGCCTATTGTGGGAGCATTGGCCTGAATCATTCCCAAACAACCCGTTCCTAAATCGTACTCAACATAATTAATCTTGACGATATTGTCAGAGGCTAAAGAAATAAATTTTGATGTAATGTTTGACTTAACAATTTTGCTTTCGTAGCAAAGCCCTTTAACTGAAACGTCTTTGTACGCATCATTAGCAATCGAGTTCAATTCAGCGTCCGTTAAAGAAGTGGTCGTGGCTTCGTTTATTTCGCTTCTAATGAGGCTTCTGATTGTCGAAAGGGTCAACGTACTCATCTTAACCCCTCTTTAGAGTCGGGAATAATATCAATGACGTTTGCCTTTAAATAATTCAGTTCGCTTTTATAAATGGATTCTAAAACTTGTGCGGCTAAGGTTCGTTTGTCTTTGATAAGTCCGTTATAGGTCGCATAAAGAGCTAAAAGCCCTTGCCACATGGTAGGAAGTTCCGTCTGGTCGCCTACTGCTCCAAAGTCCGCTTCTTTCAGTATGTAAAGGTCGTCAACTGTAACGCCTCCGGTTGCTCCGGTCATGGTCGCTGTGAATTTTAATTCAGGCGTTCCCGTAGAACTTGTAAGATTGACCGTATGAAATCCGTTTGAAGTAATCGAAAGGCTATTGGTCGTTCCGGCACTTAAAACGATTCCGCAATTTGAGATTCCCGAAACGGTAAAGGTAAATGTGTAATTGGTCGAAGCCGCAAGAGCAGTACCCCATGTATTCGTTCCTGCTTGCCCCGTAGTGCCAACATAAGCGGCGGTTGTACTGTTTGTCCACGTTCCCGTCCCCGCGCCAGTCCATCCTGAACTCCATGTAGTTAAGGGGTAGGTTGAATGGCACATCTTCGGAATGTCGGCAACGTAGAGTCTTAAATTATAAATAGCGTCTGGAATGGGTTCAATGGCTATCGTAGAGCCGAACTCATACCAGTATTGAGGCGTAGTCCCGTCTAGTGGCTTATGGCCTACTTGCAGAGGTGAAATTTTGGGAAGCATTACAGAGCGTCCCGAAGAGGGAATGTATTCCACATGAAACACTTTGTAGGTATTCGTGGAAACTGTTCTTGTGCTTGATGCGGTTACAGCGTCAAGTATTCTTCGGACACAAAGAGTCCGTTGAGCTATGTCTTTCACACCTAACGAAAGCCAACGCCAAATATCCGCTTGTGTAAAAAAGTCGGCAGTAGCTTCATTTAAGTAAGTGCGAACTCTTGCCTCTAAATCGCTCGCATCAAGATTCGGATAGACACCACTCAAGCTATTCCCCTATCAAAACAAGTAAAGTTCCGAGTATCATCACCGCACACGAATAAGTTTCCACTTAGTTTCTAGCCTCAATCTCAAATTTATTATTTTTGTACCCATGCCTGATGGACTCTATGCAGTATTGAAATATGAAATTAACCCATCCCAATCTTGAGAACTGCGCTTTATGTGTTTCTTCGTGCTTTCTCCATTTCGGAGAAACTTCATTTTCTTGACACGAATACCGGCAACAATTCTTACTTGTTGTAATAGCGTATTCGTTTTCGCCTTTTATAAACTTTAATAGCCGTGCCACTTTGCTCTTATAAATATCTGTCATATAAACCCTTCGCGCGGGGAAAAGGTTTCCCCGTTCCCTTGAAGCCTTAAATTCTCTTTCTTCATGTTAGAAATTGCGTTTCTGAAAAGTTTGTAATGGAAATCTGATTTCTTCGGGTCGTAGGTTTCGTCACCACGCTTTAGATAAGCCTGATAAAGAATCCCGTCTATAATTGCGGAGTGGTACTTTGAATTAATCTCCGGTGTTTGGGTACTCATGGAAGTCGCTGAAAGTTGCGAAGCGGGATAACGAATAACGGACATATCAATTACATAAATATCGTCCGGTTTTGTAAGCGTGATATAGCCTGTCGTATCGTCCAGAAAATACCCGTAAGGCTCGGAGCTTTCGTAAGTCCTGAAAAGTCCTATTTGATCTTTGGTTAATTTTGTAAGGTAAGCAGATTCGCTTTCCGTGAAGATAGGATATAAAGCCCCTTGATCTGCGGTGTAAGTACCGTTGGAGATAATTTCGCCTAATGTAAAAGCACCTGTTCTATTTTCAACTTTGTAAACATAAGTAGAAACCTGCGACACAACCTTGCAGGTCTTTGTACTGGATGCACCCGTTAAAGTATCACCCGCACTCCACGCCGTAGAAGGGGCAACGTCCAATGTGAGAAGTTCCTCTGTTCTGACCTTCGCCTCTTTGACGTAAATAATAGAGGCATTGAGGGCGTAATCCATCGTGTTGGCGGTAGTCGAAAACTGACAGATAGAAGCGGTCAGCGCATCTTCCAGCACTCTACCGTCCCTGCAAATCTCATTGACTGCGTTGTTTGCGAAATAAACTAACTCCGCATTTCGCCAGAGGTAAGGAACTTCGTAATTGTTAGCGGTGTATCTAACTTGATCTACGATCTCTGAAAGCAACATTATGTGGTCGCCTCCGCTAATTGTCTTTCAAGGATTGCTTTTTTAGAGTTCTTTCTTCGGTTAGGAATACCTCTGCACCAGCCTCTTTGTTTTGCATCGAAATACCAACCCGGCCCCGGCTTCTGGTCTTTTGTTGTTCTGACTTTATCGTACCGAGTAGGTTTAGGAATGTAACGCCCGCAAGCCTTGTCAATGTCCTCTTTGGTCATTTGGACTTCCACAAAACCCTCTTTTTGAGCCAGAACTTCATTCCACGGAAAGGGAGTGCCAACACCGTCTTTACGAAGCATTCTGAATGTCATAGAACTTCTTTCATGGCTGGCTACTCTCCGAAGATTTCACCAGCCATTGTTAAGGTTAATTATGAGGCTATTCTAGCCCACGGATACCAATCAGATGTTCCCGCTGTTCCACTGCCTGTAATAATGTTTCCACTCGCAAGATCAGGATTGCAATCAATCCCTCCGGCTGGGTCAGAGTCAATATCAACAGCCGTCACAAGGCGATTGTTGGCTACAATCACAACATCCGAATTTTCATCAATCGTCAGAACGGTTGCTTTAATAATGTTGTTTGTAATGCGGCTCCCATACGCTGGCGCACTTGCCACAACGTCAATGCCCTCGGTGGCCTCAATGAAACAACCATCAATTAATGTTTGATGATTTGATGCGGTTCCCGCAATGGCAATACCAACGGCACAAATGCCAGTGCCGTACGCACCGGGGTTCTGGTGAATTTCAAAACCCTGAATTTTAACAAGGGCAGAATCGGTAATCTGAATACCAACGGTATTCCCCGCCAATGCCGGTTGTAACATGCCGCCCAAAATCTGGAATCCATGACAGCCAGCAGGGAGGGTAATGCCAACGGCTGTTCCGTCAAGTTGAAATCCCATGTTGATGAATCGGCAACCAACTTTCGCCACTGCAATGGTGTGGTGTCCAATAACTCTCGGATAAGGAACAAGATCAGAACCAATCCCGATAATGTCGCATTTTTCTGGGAGAACGGTCAGGTCTTCATCTATTCCATCACCCATGACAAAGATTCTGTTTCGTCTAGCCCACCATCGGTTAGACGAAAGACCGATGCTGGCATTACTGGCGGTAATAGCCGTTGCGATACTTGTAAAAGCGGTATCTGGGCTAAGGCCGTTTTTCGTTCCGTTCGTTGTGTTTAGGTCAACAAAATAATCCAACGCTCCTGTCGGGTTTGCTCCCGGTGTGATATTCGTTCCATAGAGATTGAATATTTTATCAACGGTTAAATTTGTGCATGAAAAATTTTCGTATCTCGGCATATTAAATCCTCCTCGGATTAAATTCAGAGGGGAGAATATTAGACTCCCCTCTTACGATTAAAATTAATTAACGATTGGCGGTTGCTCTCATGTCAACGACAACGGCGTACACATCAACAACGACATTCGTGAAAGCCGCCGTAGCAACTAACAGGTCAATCGTGTCTGCCGTGGCGTTGGTGCAATAACCACCCGCAGCAGAGTATGTAGAACCGTTGGTGCTGGAATGAGCCACATCTTTGACAGCGCAGGTAGCCGCAGTGACAAAACCAGTTGTGGTTCCGCCTGTGATACCCAAAGAAAACGTAGCCGTGGTATTGGTAGCCTCGGCCTCGATGACCTCAAACCAAGCGTCAAGAATTTTGAAATGTGCAGGTACATGAATTGCCTGATAAACATCTGCGTTGGTTTTGGTAAGGGATGAGGGAATCGCACCGACATCAACCCTGCTTTTCAACACACCTATCCGGTCAAGTCCCGCAGGTACGCTATCGCCAACATCAAGCACCGCCCCCGTAATGTCGCTTTCGGTTCCGGCAATACCCGCTTTCCCCGTAAAATTTACTGTTATAGCCATATAGAATATCCTCCGATTAAAGGTTAAAAATTACTTAACTACTACTGACGGACGTACAGATAACCAAGACCCTGTGAATTAACGACTTTGTAGCCGTACACATTCAAGCCTCTGACGATCTGTGCGAAGGTCAGTTCGGATTTCAGTTTGTCAACATTGGTCATCTGGTTAGCGAAACTTACAGCGTCCTTGTTTCCGAACATGACGTAGTAAGACTTGAAGCCAGAGCTTTCAGAAGCCGCCGCCACGGTAGGAATCAGGTTGGATTTCAAAAGATTGAAACGTCCGATCTTACCTAAAAGGTTGGTTCGTAAAGTGGACCTTGAATCTCCGGTCATACCGCAGTCTTTAAGGTCGGATTTCTGAATCATACCAGCCATCCATTCGGGAATGACCATCCAGCAATCTTCGTCCTGAACTTTGTTTTCACCAAGAACAGTTCCGCAATCAATGATGTAATCGAGTACGTTTGTTTTGGTAACCTGAACGGGCGCGCCACTCGCTCCCAAATTGAAACCTGCGGTAATCGCTCCTGCGGTAGCACCGATATTGCTTGCATGAGCGTCAGAATAAATGCCACTCAATACATCGGTATCAACGGCAATAGCGTTGTCTCTTGCGGCGGCTGTGGTGAATTTATCCAACAACTTGATGTCGGACTGAACTTTGTCAACATCGTCAACGTAGATGTTGAAATACTTGCCCTTGTCGATCAACATCGTAACTGCTGTAGCTTCGGGATGCTGAATGGCTAAGGTCATGCCCTTCTGGTAGTTGCCGATTGTAATATCAGGAACGCCACGGATAATAACTGTGTCGCCTTGACTCTTTATGCTTCCTTCAAAATCGGTATTGCAAATGTACGTCAGTACGGTCTGGTGGTAATATTTCTTTGCCATCTTTGAACTCCAAATTTCAGGCAAAAATTTGGAATTTCCGGCAGAACTGTAATCAGGATGTCCGCTTATTCTATCTACACTCATGTTTTCCTCCGTATATAAACGCCGGAGAAATACTTATCGAAGTGAACCTTTTGAAATGGCATCGTTAAACATCTGCTCGACTTGAGCTTCCGTTTTCCCGCCCCATTTCTTCGGGTCAAATGTGTAATCCGCCCCTGTGGTTTCCTTCATAAATTTTTGGTAATTCGCCAGCGTTAAGTCTGATTGCGCCCCTGTTAGCGGTGCTGATTGACCGCCTTTAGGTGGTGCAACGAATGGTTTTAATTTGTCCTGTCCGTCCTTTTGAGGGGACGCCTCTAATGTCGCTTTGTAATCGAGGAAAAACTGTGACACTGTGGGAGCGTCAAGTTTGCTGGCGGCTTCTTTAAGAAGTTGTGCTTTTGTCGAATTTGTATAAGGTACTTTTTCTTGTAGCCACTCGGAAAATTTAGGATCGTTGTCAATTTCCTTCCAATCGGGAACTTTGAGTTTGTTCATCTCCAAATCGAAGCGAACTAACTTGACCTCATTGACATCGGTTTTGACTGACTCAATGTCGGCTTTCACCGATTCGTCAGGCTTGACCTTGATACCGTCTTTCAGAGAGTTAATCTGTTCGGCGGTTGTGGCCTTCATCTTTCTAAGGGCATTGGCGAGTTTCGGATAATCAAGTTCCAGTTCTTCAAGTTCTGCGTCAATCTCAGCGCATTGCTGATCTGTTTTTGCATTCGTGATACTTTTTTCCAGTTCAGCAATTTTGTTTTGAAACTCTCCTATCTGTTCTTTCAGCTTTTTGTTTTCCGCTTGTGTCCGTGGGACTTCCGCATCAAACATGCCCTTTAGCGTCTTATACTTTTGCTCGGCCTTTAAAAGCTCCGCATTTACATCAACTTTGGCTTTGTCTTTTTCGTCTGGTTTAACGTCCTCTTTCAAGGTATCGTTCTTGTCCACGACTACTTCATCGGCCTTTTTCTCAACTTCTTTTACTTCGGCTTTCTCAACCTTCTCTTCCTGTTCTGGATTCAAAAGTTTTTCAGCTTCTTGTTCCGCCTGTTCTAATTCCTCGTAATTCATAAATCTCCTTCTCGGTCTCGCTAAGAGTCTCCGATAATCTGTGCCAGTGTGCCTTTCGGCTCCGGCGTTAAAATAAAAAAAGGCGACCCCACCTCGTTTAAAAGGTGAAATCGCCTCTGGTCTCTTGTAAAAATTGAGTTCTAAGCGTATTAAATTGTCAAAGATCGCACTACTTTGCTCTTACTAATATTATACTACGGATATTAAAAACCGTCAATTCTTATTATTACTTTTAGTTATAGCGCGTATAACTTTTTTTATTTTTGTGGACGGGGAAGGATTCTAACCTTCAATCGGATTACGATTCCGGCGTTTACAATACATTTCGCCACCCGTCCTTAGTACCACGAACTCCTGTCCGGTTCTTCCTCTGTTTTTTGAGTCTTTCTACCAAACGCATTAATCACTAAGCACAAACTCTTGACTGCGTAAAATTCATCTTCCTTTTCTAAGGACAATCTTGAAAACACCGCAAGTTGTCCTCTGATAATTGAGTCTGTGGGAAACGAAATCCTCTTCTCCTGAATGAACTCCTTTATCTTTAAAATTCCAGCCTCAAAAGAAACGGTGGTAGTCGCCTTAAATCTTAGGTCAATGTTCTCTTTGCGTTTCCACTTGTTAATGTCTCTAACGTAGTTGACATATTTCTTTTCTGGTTCAATGTAAATTGTCGAGCATTTCAGATCCTTGAAAGTCTTTAACTCTTTGTACAGTTCGGTGAGCGTCTTTGCTTCGCCCTCTTTGATAATCTCGATTTCCGGTTCGGAATCTTCAAAGCCCTTAGCTTCAACTTTCTTCTCTGCCGCGATACAGTAAAAAAACGGATAGCCGGATTGCGGAAAGACTAGGCCGGAAAATATTCGTTTATTCTGCATGGGGTAACTTTCTTTTTCTTGCTCCATAAGCTATGTCGTACTCGTCAATCTGTTGCCATTCCTTTTTGAAGTTTTCTCTATAAGAATAAATATCCTTTTGTTCTTCCGGCGTAAGTTCAATTTCTTTAATTATCTCTATCACAACAAGTTTATCCATTGGTCATTTAGAGAAGCTCCGAAAAATATAAATCCGGCGCGGACATGGCCTCACATAAGTAGTTGAAACTATGACGAAAATGGTCGGCACCTAATCGAAAATAGATATAATTTTGATTGCCTGTTTCATCGTCCTCAAACAGTTTCTTCGCCACGTTATGGCAATGCTCCGCAAATTGCTTGACGACTTCCAATCCTTGGTGCGGCAGAACTATATTGCCTTTAGCTATCTCATTGTGGGAGATGTCTAAGGTCTCTGTTCTGTTCCCCTGTACGGTGAGTTCCTTTTCATTCCACTTCAACGAACCTCTTTGAGTCGGGGAATAGTAGTTCATGTAAACTCGTCCGGGGAATCGCTCGGCAAATCTACGGGCGTTCTTTTTATTTGGCATGGCATCGACTACACATCTGCCCACCTTGAACCGCTTCATCAAATTATCCAATTCAAACCAATCGGAATCGTCATCAGATGTGTTTGATTTATTTCCTTTCAGGTGTCCGATGTAAACCACTTCTGCGAATTTCTTCGGGTGTCTCTTGGCAATGACAACATGAAGGTTATTCCCTTGGTCAACTCCCATAAAACAAGATTCTTCGCTTGAACTCTTTAACCCTGAATCGCCGCAACAATCCAAAACCTCTTGAACGGAAAGCCTGTTTTGAGACTCAACGTAAGCTATCCCGATTATCAGATTGTAAAAATGCGTTAAGCTCTTTGTCGTGTTGAATTTATGTAAAATGTTTTCCGGCGAAGTCATTTTGCTTTGAGAGTAGAGTTGGGAAAACTGTCTGCCCCTCCTCTCTGTAATATGGGGATATTTAGCCACCCATTCGCCCTTGGACGGGTTTAATTCGGCTCCGCACTTACAACACGCCCTGATAACCCTACCGCCTTGTAGCGTGTGCAAACAGTCAGGGAAGGTTTCTATGAGGTTTGTATAGTCATTGCACTTAGGGCATTTTAAAAGCCAATGTTGCTGATCGGTGGTCTGCCAAAGAGCGTCTATCCCGTAATCAGGTAGTGTCGGGTTGGAAAGGTACAACTGATCGCCAGCGTCCGAATGTCCCATACGTTCAACAATCATGGAGATAATATCTTGATTCGCTTCGTCCAATTCATCAAAGGTCAAAGCGTCAATAGCAACTGACTTAGCAGATACGGTTGACTTCATTCCCCTAAGATACAGAGGTGTTTTGCAAATCATCTTGACGTTAGCCGCATCAACGTCCTGCACCCACGCACCTAAAGTAGAGGGATTGTCGTCAATCAACGGATTTATTCTGGTCTTGGTCAAATCGCTTACATCTGATCTTGAAGGAAAATAGTAACCTAAACCCCTTCTGTATTTATCAGACTGATATCTTGCCCTGTAAAACTGCTCCAAAATAGCTAAAGTAGTCAATCCGAGTTGGGCGGCCTTAATCCATACTCGGAAGGGATGATCGTCTTTGTAAGGTTCAATTAGATACTCATGCTTGTTAAATGTGAAGGGTTTGCCATCAAGGATGATAGGGATAGAGGCCGCCCATTCCCCGAAAGGGACTGTGATTTCATTATCAATAAGTTCGTTCTCTACTCTTGTGAGTAAATCGCTGAACATATTTACTTTAAATTGTTCTACGGAGTTCATCATAGTTTGACAAGCCCCCGAAGTGCTCTTTTTTCTCGTAATTTATCTACAATCTTCTTAGCTGTAAGCGGGTCAACTTCCCTGATGCCCGCTATAACTTCATTCTGGAACTCTGCCGTCATCTGGATATTGTAAAGTGTTTCGGCAATCTTTAATTGAAGCTCAATCTGCTTTCTTACTTCACCGGAAATATTAACAAGATTGTCCTGAATCTTTAAAATACCTTTAGTGTTGTCGGTAAGCGTGGATAGTTTTTCGGCTATTTCCAGCTTTCGTTGCTCATCAGTGCAGGTTTCACGTTCTGCGGTTAAAGCATCGAACTCCGCCATCTTTTTATCTTCACGCAAAACAAACTTTTCGCATGACTTCAACTGACCGATGATAGTCTCGTTGATGTACTTCAACTGCGACATAGCGTCTATGTTGTCTTTAGAAAGTTCGCTGGTCTTGGGAATGGGAGTATTAAACGATTTCTTAATACGTTGTTTGGCAGACTGAACAGCGTGAAGGGAACACCCGAACTTCTCCATCATGGCCTTTTCCGGCTTTCCCTCGTTTACCATGCGAATCAGTTCTGCTTTGTCTATCTTAGCCATAATCACCAAATAAAAAGGGGACAACTCGATTACTCGAATCATCCCCTGTGTTCTCGTTTACTCTTGAGAGGTAAGGTTATTTAAAGAATTATTTCTTGTTCTCCTGAATAGCTTTAAGCACCACAAGAAGGTTCCTCTTCTGCCCCTCTAATGTCTTTAATATCTCTATTAACTTTTGCTCAATTTCAGAAAGGGTCATTAATTCACCGTAACAATTTTATTGTCAGGCATGATTATCGGAGCCGAAACTTGCGACAAGGCCAGTTTGTAAAGAGAGTCCATTTTCCCGTTGGTAGGGTAACTCATATCGGAACGACTTACATCAACCTCTTCCGGTTCGTCAGGGAGCATGGCAAAGGGAGTCTGAGGATTACCAGACAGAATAAGCGGCTTAACAAGGAAATCCGTATCATGCGCCCTCTTGTGTTCACCTACCAAAAATATACCGCCAATCAAACAAATTTTTGTCATTGTTATCCTTTCTTGGATTTCTTTGTTTCGGGATTAACCCGTTTCTTTAAAACCTCTCTTGCGTGTTCTTTGCTAGTAGAAATAATTTGCGTTAATGGCTCAAGGGAAATTTTGGCGTCGGTTCCATCGTTATACTTTAGCCCTAATTGTAAATGGTCTAAGATCATTTCGACAACATTCTTGATTGATTCGGTGTGCCTTGCGTAAATCATCCTATAGCCACCAATTCCAATTAGATCATCGTAGTCAAAGCTTATCGTTAAATCTTGCCTTATTTTCTCTATTGCATTGTCGATGGAAGTGTCTATTTCGTGTTTTACAAAGGCATCAACACCCAACCAGTTAAATACTTTTCCCCTTAACCATTTTGAAAATTTGTTCATACGTTCTCCCCTTCAAATACTAATTTTCTCATATCTTCCAAGTGATATTTAGTAGCTGTCAGTTCATTCTCTAAAACAGGTTTACCCTCTATAGGTGACCTTCCCCGGATAACCTCCTTCTGGCGGAATGTTATCAGGATTAATCTCAAGCGATTTGGCGATAACACCAAGGTCGATAATGGTCGCCTGTTTAACCTGTCCACAAGAAGGGCATATTTCTTTGTCACTATAAATATGTTGCAAGGCAAAGGCTTCTGCGGGATTTTCTGCCGTGATTTTAACAAACCCGTCATTGGTTATTTCTGCAAGCATACATACCTCTTAATTTAATTTGGAATCATCCAGTGGAACACCTTCAACAATCTTCTCCAATTTCTCGTAAGTTCTTTTAACCTCTTCAAGCCTCGCACCTGCTGACATATTAAACCATTCAGGGGTGTCACCAACTACCGAAAACGCCATTTGTAGTAAAAGAAGATTATCGTCCATTAGTTACCCTCTCCGAGCAATCGAAGCATTAGCCCAAAACACAGAATCTTCCAGTTGAGTTAATGCAAGGGCTTTTTCCCTACTTTCAGGACAAACATTATTTATTAAGATTGCTAAATTCTTCGCCGTGTCTCTCAATGATTGATATATTTCCGCCTGCCCTTCTTTTGGGGCATGATAAGTAAACCTTGTTTCAATTTCACTTTGTTCCATTTTTAATCTCCTATTATCTTATTTCCTCAACCACCTTGAATTTTTATCGGTTATCATCTGCCGCCCGTCCTTACTGAATAACCAGACGTTCGATATCTCCCTTGTCAGAGGCATTTCCTTTTCATTCCTGATAGAATTTACAACCACCCTCCGTAATCTGCGATTAGCAACCCTCTTATCGTCCTTCTCACTACGAGCGCAAGTAACACCCATAAACGGACTCTTTCGATATGACCGGCTCATTACCCTCCAAAGTTCTGGTCATCAGTACAGCAGATATCTGTCTTGAACTCTCCCCAATCTACGGTTTCGTCATAAGCGGGAGCCACCCGCAGCGTTTTATCTTTACGGCGTAGGACGCTTCCCCTGCCACGGCTAAATATCCTATCGTAATTGTCTCGATACTCCTTTGTACCAGCCTTGCTTCTTATGTCCTCTGTCTTGTGACTCATACCCAATCCTGACGAGTTTTAACTCTATTTCTGAATGCGCTATACGTGCAATTTATTATGCACACTGTTTTATGAATCTTAACTCCAAATTAACAACACGATTTATTTAAATCTACCCTAATTGCGTTTGTCCAAAAGTTCAGGGAGTTTTCGGAGTGCTCTCATCGACCACCACCAAACCAACTCGACACGCTTTTCCGACTGACCGGGGTAGGTGGCTCGTCTCTGCTCCCGATCTGGCTCCCTCCACCTGACCCCCTCTAACTGGCTACCTGCTCCACACCCTCTTTCCATGTTAACATAATATATCTTATGATACTCTATCGACACTTGTAACCACTTGTTTTCATTGTGGATGATGATTTTGGCATTAGATTATTAGGACATTGAGTCATTATTGACACTCTTTTCAACCCTGTTTTCACTGGTTGCTTTATTTTTCACTCCACTTTCCACTATTTCTATATTCTGGCACGTTCCTTGCTTAACACAACCTTTTGCTATTTGCGTTGCTTTTATTCTGCTATTATTTTTGCTAATGTTTACACTGGTTTATGTGCTAAGTTACTCACCCTTTTCTATTGCTTTACTCTCTGCTTAACTCATTTGCTGTATTCTTTAGCATTTTTACTGATCTTGTGTCTGTCCCCTGTAATCGACTCGCTTGCCCTGTGCTTCGGCTCCTTGCCGTGTTTTTGTATGCTGTATCTGGTCAGGTGTCATTTTCGATCCTGTTATTTATTAGCCGGTAGTTTAGTTGTGGCTGGCTTTATCCAACCCCGATTCACTGTTTCCCGGCTTGGGCGCAAGCTACGCTTGGATACGCCTCTGTTGGTTTATGTGCTGTGTTCATGTTTAGTGAACATTCTTTTCTTTTGTACTCTCTGTATCTCCGCCTTGCCGCTTACGCTCTCGGCAGACACGTTAAGGATTTTTTATAGACCACTATTAGGGGCACTTCGTAAGTACCTGAATTTACTACTATGGTTTCAGACTAAATCAAGGCTAAATCCGGCTATATCTGACTCTATCCGGGCACGTTTTTGTTTGTCCGACTATTCACGGCTTGATCTAGGTTGTAATCGGTTTCGGTTTCGCTGATAATTTCAGCCTTCATATATCTAAATTTAATGTATTTCTTTAATGCTTTTGTGATCTTATCGGGAAAAGGTTCTTTATTGTAATTATGGTATTTTTGATGACAATCATAACAAAGTGCGACTCCATTTTTCTGGTTAAATCGTTTCTTGACATCATCAGCCCATCTTATTATGTGGTGTGCCTCTATTCTCTTGATAGACTCGCACAGAACACATTTATATTGATCTCTGGATAAAATAGCTCTTCGCCAATTATTATATTTCTCGCTGTCTCTCGACTCGTCAATTTTCTTTTCTTTACGAATTTTTGTGTTTCTTATGCTATCAATGGGGATTACGTTTTTAATTGAGCCATCAGCATTTAAAACGGTAATGTCTCCGCAATTAAGATGCCGTTTCTTTTTGCCGTGCCATAATCTGTTTTTTGATTTTTGTTTTATAAACATAATTCCCTACCTTAGGGGTGATGTTGAGGCTTTGCTGGTGATCTATTTTAATTATCATTATATTTTATGTAGTTATAGTTTATATCCGTGTTTAGCGTGTTTTCCCTCATTAAATCTGCTATTCTGATCTATTTATCTTTATCAACAGGCCATTAATTCTCTATCTAATTGATTTAATGTTATTATTTTAATTATTGTTGATAAACCTGTTGATAACAGCTATTTGTGGTTATTTTCCCCTATTTTCGGGAATTATTTACTATCATTTAATATCTTTATTATTGCATGGTTACAGATATTCCCTTAGTGGGGATTTTCACCACCTGTTATGAGATTATTTTCCATGCCATAATTTATTTTATTTTTATTATCCTCAATTATCATACACTTACAGATTATTATTATCCTTGCAAACAGTTGGCACGGCTATTGCTTTATATAAAGGCAAATACAACGGGGGGTAACAAAATGGAAAACAAGATAAAATATGTAGCAAATGCGGTACGCTGGTTTGATAAAGTAAATGGAAATACATATCACAGCGTGAATATAACAAGAATTGAGGACGGAGCTAAAATCTATTGCCCTTATGAATACGGTTATGGTGAACACTACAAACAAACTGCATTGACCGCAATGGTTGAAAATGGCTGGTTGCCGGAAGAATACATTTCTAATGTAAATAATATTCCGGCGGGTAAAAAGGGGTATTATATGTATGAACGTGAAAACGGTTATCCGATCATGTGGAACGTAACGGACGGATTGAAAAGAGATTGCATTGCTAACGGTAAGGCATAACATAACCACCACCAACCAGAGGGGGATTTACCATGAAAACATACAGAGCAAGATTTTCAGGAAGAACTAAAGGCGCAATCGGAATATTTTACCATATCACCGATTTAGTTCAGGGAACGGATAAGAAAAACGCAGAATTAAATCTTTACGACAAATATGAGCATATCAGCGCATTAACTTTGACAGAATTGGATGAAAACGGAAAGGAGGAAGGGAAATGAAAGCACAGACAATAGAGGACATGATGAATCAGGGAGCAACAAAAGGCGAAGCCGAAAACGCTTTTAAACTTTGGAAAATGCTCAAGCCGGGATTAAAGATAAAAAAGAATGGCAGGGTTGACACGGCATGGGGAGATAAAACGCCTCTTGGCTTGTATAGGACAATCGGCTCTCATATATTTTCCTAACTAACAACCTAACCACCAACCAAAGGGGGAGAAGATGAAAACAGACAAAGAGAAAACAAAAGTTATTTTTCGTAAATTCAAAAAAGGTGATGACATTATCGCTTTATTCCCTGAGATCGAATATAATCACGATAAAAAACTATGTATGAGTTATATGCACGTCGGTCAACATGATGGTGCGGCTTACGCTCTTATATATAATACTATCCCGGCAAAACCTGAGGAATACGCTGATTTATTCGCAGAATTGAACAGTCTCGGATATAATCTTGCCGTTCAACAGAAAATTACAAAACGATGGTTTGAAGTAAAATAACCCCTGTTATCCGGCAAGGAAGGCAACTTAACATAAACTTAAACTTAAACTAAACAGGAGGATTGACAATGAATAAACATGACAGAATGTATCAGCAGATCGAGAAACACGGCGCAAACCTTAACGCAATTTTCAATACTGGAATTGATAATATTAAACTTTGCAAGAAACTGAATTCCATCGAAATCAAAGCGCACCATGCGACAACATGCTTATGCAACACAAACACGCTTAACCTTTTGGAGCTAAACAGATTCACCGGATACGATGTAAAACAGGCCACAGAAGACGAGCAGGACGCTTTTTTTGATGCAATCCTGAATAAAGTTGATAAGATTTTGAAATTCAGAGAAAAGAACATTCCGGTATTTATTAACCATGATCCGCGCGGATATGCTTTGAAAATTAAAGATGATTATGTTCGCAATAACAATATAACAATTTATCAGGACTTCGGCGGTTACGGAATTTTAGTTCCTGAATTTGACGGTAATTAACCCATGACCAACATCGACATTGAAACAGAAAGCGCGGCGCGTCTAATGGTAACGATCTTTAAAACAGTTCTGCTTTTCACCGCCTTAGTTGTGGTGATAAGATTAATTTAGAGGGGGGTAATGTTATGCTGAAAACTCTATTAACGGATTTGTTTGTGATTTGTGAAAACTGCAACACGATAAAATATCCCATCTTTATCAAAAATCAAAATAACGACAAATGTGATATTTGTGGACAAGTAAAAAATAAAGTTATGTATACAGAAAAAAATACGGGAAGAGTAAGGGGATAATTATGCAATTTAAAACATTCTCAATGTTAGAAAAGGATTATCTTGAATTATTGTCTTTGGTTGACGGCGTGACGGAAGTTGTTGAACTTTTTGAGACGGAATCGCCAGCACAACTAGAATGGAAAAAGAACTGGCTTGAACGGGCAAGGAAACTTATAGGGGAATATGTAAAAAACAAAAAGGAGCAAACCCATGTTTAAATGTCCTAACTGCGGATTTGCGCTATTCGACGATGAGGTAAGGAGCTACGTTGCTTCACTCAACGGAGCAAAGAAAAGCGAAAAGAAAGCTAACGCCTCACGAATTAACGCACTAAAGGGAGCGCACTCAACCAGCGAGAAGAAAAAAGCGGCTTGCAGGGCTAACGGATTGAAAAACGCTGAACGGATAAGAAATTTAAAAATTCAGGAGGAAGAAACATGAAAGATTTTGATTTGACGTTTGATCGGGATAAAGAAGAATTACGGATTAAATGCGATCATGAAATCCTGATTATTGGTAAATTTGTTCAAGTTGGTGATGAATACCATTGCGCCCTTAAACCAGTGGGACAAGTGAAACTTTTAAAGAAAATTGCAAATAATCTTTAATAATTCACTTTGCAATCCGCCTAAGATGTGCGGCGTGATTAAGGAGCATTTTTAACGATCTGGCATATCCTTGACCTATGAAGACGAAAATGGACAGCGATTTCCGATTGATTAAAACCAGCCAAAAGAGCCAATTTAATAAACTTATCCCTTGTGTTTGGTTCGGATAGAATCCGATCAAGTTTTTCTCTGCGGCGTTGCTCCTTCTGGGTATGATCTTCGGCACGTTCTGAAATTTCGTCATTGTAGTTTTTATATTCAAGGTTTTCCGTTTCGGTTAGTGTTGAGAGCAAAACCTCTTTTGATTTACTGTTACCGTCAGTATATTTCACCAATGGACACAGGCCTAGGCATACTTTAACATTAACGCACTTGCCAAATTTGCAGACATCATCTCTATATTTCGTCAATTTTGATTCTCCCATGCTTTTTAATTTGCTGATTTATAAATCTCAAATCTTCGGCATTATCTTCCTGCCAATAATTAGGATTCTCTTCCGCTTCTCTGATTATTTTTTCAATTTCGGTTTCAGTTATCATAATAAAAAAATAGCCCACTTGCGATTTCTCGCCGGTGAGCTTGTGTCCTTGTGTGTTGATTAGGGTTAAGCGTTATTTTTTAATAAGGTCTTGCAAAAGCCTCTCTAATTGCTTTAATACTTTTAAGATTTGGATAACAAATTGCCTCTGCGCTTCGGTCATTTCTCGAAAACCTTACCTGCTAAATTTTCATTTCTGGATATCCAACGGATTAAAACCTGTTTCTTGTCCGCTAACTCTTTTGCCTCGTTTTTGTAGGCCAGCAAATGTTTAGCCTTGACTTTAAAAAGCCCATTGATCTGATTAACTACAAGTTGAGAATCAGTTAAAACCTCGTCACCCTCTTTGCAAAGTTTTAGCGCGGCAATCACTCCTCGATACTCTTCTTCATTGTTGCTGAAAAACAAATTACCTTTTGTTTCCTCAAAGGCAACAACACTTCCCTTTTCATCGGTAACGCAATATGCGCTCTTAACTCCGATTGTTGAGCTTCCGTCCGTGTAAAACTTTGCCATAATCACCCCCTAAAATTTCAATTTGTTTTCGTGCAAAAATGGATAAAGAGCTACTTCAAGAGCCGTGACTTTCTTTTCGTTAAATGCAAGCGAATGAAGGGTAGAAATAATATGCAATGCTTCATGAAGAAATGCCGTGGCTAATTGGTCGTTGCTTAGTGGCACACCCTCGATTGTCCTCGCCAATTCAATGCGGTCTTGCGATAAAAAAGCCAATCCGACACAAGGCGTTCCATCGCTCGATAGGGAATCTTTATAAACTATCTTGATTTCATGACCGGCTATGCGTATGCTCTTAGGAACTTTCATATTTCACCCATCCACAAATTCAGGCTGCACGATTTCTTCCAACTGTATCTTAATAGTCTCGTCCGATCTCAACGCCGCAACTTTGATTTCTTTCTTTGTTAATTTGTGTTTTTCAAAAAGGGTTTGTTTCGGTTTTGATGATTGTCTCAATAATACCTGTTCAAGAATGAGATAGCCTATAAGGTCTAATTTCGTGTCCTCTTGCACTTTGTCGGTGTTCTGACCCTTTGCTATCCTGTTAAGTTTATCGTCTATCCTGACGTGAATTTGAGCCAATGACGACTCTTTGCAGAAGATATTTGATGGGTACATAAAACTATTGCCGTAAGCGTCATTTTTCTTGCAGAGCAAATCTGATACTTCGGTGCATACCTCTTTGATTAGTTTCTTGACTTCGGTATTGTCTTTCATTTGGCCTCCCTCAACTTTTGATTTTTTGACCGATCGCCCTGCATCTTGATAACGTCCAGTTCGGTTATGGAATAGACGACAGGAATGTTTAGTTCTTCGGCTCGCTGAATTTCGGCCTGTACGCCCTTTGAGTTTTCGGAGTTAGGAAGAACAAAAATTACATCGGACACGTCAAGCCAAGCCATAGAATAATCGTAAAACATTTCAACGGTAAAATCAGACATTGGACGACTGAAAATAAAGTCTTTGTCATGCCACGGACAAAAGGGGGCGTAACCCAACAAAAATAAATCAGCGCAAAATTTTTCCCCTATTCCAATATTCTTAAGAACGTCTAAAACATTATTTGCTGAATAACTTCCCGCAACGTAAACCCTCATGCTCCCTCCTTGACCTGTTTAATTTTCTTAACGTCTTGCTCCACCATTTTGTTTCTGTATGTTATAAACGCCGATATTCCCCTGCCCCTTAATAAATCCCGATTAATCTCTGCATACGTCCAGTTATTATGTGCGCTATGCTCAACGGGGTTTCCGTCTAAGATTTTTATTACCTTGTAAAAGTTTTTCATTTTTACTCCGCTTCTTTATCGCACGTGTTGACAATTTCTCTTTTTTCTGGTTTTACGCGAACCATATAACCGAGCTTTTAAAACAATAGCGTTAAGTCCGTTGATGTTTTCCTTAATTCTTCTAATATTTCATTTTCTGTTTCGATTCTTTGCTTGTTCAGTCGGTCAATTCTTTCAAATGCAATATTAATCATTTCTCTTGCGTGGTTATCTTTCATTTTTTACCTCCGATTACTTTTTAAAAAGTTTTTCATTTCATTTCCTTCCACATCCACTTCTTGTCTGGATTTTTCTTTATAAATTCACGCTCCGCAAAGTTCGGCTTTCCGTAGCTTAAAATATATTCCTGCTCTCGCTTTGGTATTTTCTTTCCCGTGCCAAAATCATACCTTTTTACGGTCATGCGTATTCGTTCTTTTTTACTTAAAAAATAAGTTGAGCTTATTAGTTTGCCCGTTCTTAATTGTTGCCATAACTCTTTTACAATATCGCCTTTCTCGTTCATTTCTTTTTCTCCTTAACCAAAAAATTGTAAAGCTGTTCAGCCGTGTTGAGCTTGATTCCCTTCTTGTTTGCGTTGCAGGCTTTCAATTCTTTCTGACCGAAATCCTTTTCGTATATCCACCAGCTTAGCCGCCCGTTTTTATCTTCAAAACATTCTGTAAGAATATTTATGAGCGCATTCTCAATATTCTCCGACACATTAAAAAAATGCGTTTCTCCGGTCATATCTTCCAGCAAAACAGACATGGCGGCCTCTTGTAGCCGTTGCCTCTGTAACGCTTTCATTGTGGCGATAAATGTTTTTTTAGTTATCATTTCCAAAACCTCACACTTTCCGTTACTTTCTGCATACAACTTGTTGACAACTCGTAAAGCTGGTTGCCGGAAAAGTTGTCAACGACGCCTTACCTTTATGAATCTTCTCCCACACGTTTTGCATTGCCAATCCGTCCCCCTGCTCACCACCTCTGTGTTTCCACACTCAATACATACCGGCCTGTCTGTGATTGTCTGTCTGTTTGTCCTCTTGTTTTTTAAAAATTGCCTGCCACACGCTTTGCAACGATAAGACACCCCGTAAGCAACGACATCACTACTTCCGCAATCTGGACATAAAGGGTGTTTGACCATCGGAAAATCATCTTCCGTGGCAATTATAATTTCTCTGCCTGCGCTTTTGTCGTCTTGGTATTGGCAATTACCTTGTTCCATCTAATGGCCCCACTTTCGTAAATATCAAAAATAACAAACCCGATATGAACCTTCCCCGAACACTGCCGCGAGCCGTATTTAGAGCCGAATCCCTGCATTGCCGGAAGGGTCATTCCGATAGTTCCTTCATATTCTAACGGTGAAAAATAATGAACGTGTGACCTTAAAAGAACGTCTGCCCTCGGTTGTGAACCGTCAACCGCCCATTCTCTGTTCCATAAAATTTCTCTGGCTATCGGGGTGAATCTTCCGTGAGGTATTTGCGAAGAACCTATCTTGTGCTTGCAGTCAAAAATCTTTCCGTTAATATCAAACCATTCGTGAGAGCCAATTTTTGCCCCCGCTTTCTCGGCCAAAACATCTTCCCAATCCTCACCGGTTCCCGTGTGATAAGGCGTTCCGTATGTCATGCGAATAATGGACGGGTCTATAAATTCAATCACCTTATAGCCGATATTACATTGTTCGTTTCGGTCTGATGTGATCTGTTCCGTACCGCCAGATCTTTCCCCTTTTCCGTCAAGAGCGTCACCGTTTAAAAGCAAAATATCAATAGGGCGGTAAGGCTTAAGACTCATATCAAACCAGTTCCAAACTTCTTTTCTGACATTGGCAAGTTTTATATACTTCTTCTCGCTTGTGGTTGGTGTATGGTATTCCGGCGTACTAAGTCCCACCTGATGACCACTATGCCAGTCCCCCGTAGCTAACAATCTTGTATAAGGTCTTGCTTTCATCTTCTCCCCTTTGGTTAAAGTTAAAAAGGTGTTGTATCTAGCGGTGACTGCGCTTCCAGTTCATCAAGCATTGTTTTCAATGTCACGATTGCGCTTTCCTTGTCGCCCAGAACAACTTTTACCGGCCAGCTTTTCTCTTGAAATTCGTCCCTTCCCTTCTGGTACTTCGCCCAGACCGGAAAAAACTTCTCGTCTTTGGCCCTTAGTGCTTCGATGCTGTATTTGCCCTGATACTCACTCAATTTAATTCCGTCAAAATCTGTAGTCTTGATTTCACTCATCTTTCTTCTCCTTTACGGCGCAACCACGCCATGCTGTATTTCAAAATAATTTGTTTCGTATCTTAAATATTCGTGGGCTGGACAAAACGCCCACCTGCTTTCCGCCTTGTGTTTCTTCCGGCACTTCGGACAAATCGAATCGACTAAAACGATTTCAACAACTTCTTCTTTCTTGTTCGGGTGCAACTTCTTATAATCCCTCTGGTACGCTCTTTTGCATTCGGATTTATTACACACCCTCGATTTCGGCTTTGAAGAAGTGTGCGCCTCTCCGCAGTATTTGCAATGATAGTTGTAAGTCTTATAAATATAATTCTTAACGTTGTTTTTATTTATTTCTATAGATCGGCATTCATCAGTAACGTGTGTGTGCTGTCCTTTTCGTCCCAGACCCTTCTCTCCGCAAGACTCGCAAATAAACTCGACTAAATTTTTAGGTTTTCCGCTTGGCATTTAACGCTCCCAACATTTTTTGAATTTTCGTTGACCGTTTGGGGAATATGCTTCCCTTCCCTTACACAGTCCAGACTGAAAAGAATTGCGGCATAGATCGCATTTTTCCTGATATTTAACGTGCCTTTCGTTTCCCATAATTTGTGACCAGACGAGCTTTCCTTGACTGATTCTCGGATTACAAAACCCGTTTTCCCAGCATTCTTTGATTATGTTTTTTAGTTTATCCAAAAACAATTCCGGTAATTTTGCTCTGATATTATCCCACTCCGCACCACTGCGCTGTTTTGTTACCAATATTTGCTCGAATTTATCTTTCTCTTCGTAATTTAAATAATCTCCCACTATTTCCTCTGGGTAACGCACCGGAGTGACATAGGGAGGCCGTTTATTTAAGTGACGCGGCAATTCTGTCGATTTCTGCGGCGGTTCGTGGGTCGAGTTCCCGATTGTTATTATTCCCCCGATATGTATTGGCTGTGAATCCCGTGTTTGTGCTTGCATTTAATTCTCCTTTTAGCGGATACATATCAACCCATCCGCCAGTGATTGATTGGTTTATAATTTCGATATGCTTTGGTTTGAATTTTTCCAGTTTCTTAATAATAAGATTTAAAGCATAGGTAGTATTTGCGGCTTTCTTCTTATTTCTTACAGCAATGTAGGCTTGCCATGTTTCTTCTGGAATCCAAGAAGGTAAAACAAAAACCTTTTCTTTTGTAATAGTTTCTTTTGTAATAGTTTCTTTTGTACTTACACTTTTCTGTAACGGTGGATTGCAAAAAACTGTAACGGTTGATTTCACTTTTCTGTAACGGTTACACTTTTCTGTAACGGTATTCCATTGTTCAAAGTCCTTATTAAACCTATACTTTTTACCTTTACCGTTACAGTATTCTGTAACCGTTACAATTTTCTGTAACTGTAGTTTATTAATTACCTGTGAGCATCTTGTTTTTGATAACGATAATGCCTCCATCATTTGCGATAATGAAATAGAATCCTCTGTTTTATTAAATCCATAGGTCTTTCTTATTATCAAAAGTAACATTCTACATTCATGTCCTGATAGTTTATATTTATAAATAGCCTCAACGATCTCATTAGCTATTTTTGTGTAACCATTCTCAACTTGCGGGTTAGCCATTAATCCCTCTTAAAAAACCAGTTTATTAAAATCACCTAATTTCAATTCCTGTAGTTTTGCTTTCAACAATTCTTTTTGCTCGATTAAATCAGCGATTGAATAATCAACACGGATTTGAGATTTCTTTTTCATTTGATCGTAGAAATCCTGTCCGATGATTTCGATAACCTTGTCTTGGAATAATTCGGGGTTCATCTTTTGTAGGCAATGAACCTTGTTTGAAAGAGTCAACCCGTTGTCCAGTAGCCACCTAGTAGAAAAGTGGATCCTAGACCTAATGTGGTGAGCTTGGAGGCCAAAATCTGAATTAGTATAACGGCAGGTCTTGTCTCTTTTTTTGATACACAAAGACCAAAGTTTATCGCAATCATCGATTAACTTCTTTCGTTCCGAAACAACCCTCTTCTTTTTAACTTTTTTAGTTTTTTGTGGTTTGGGACAAGATTTCATTAGAACTCCATTACTAACTGCTGTTTGTGGCGGTTAAATCTATCTAAAGCCGCTTCGTAATAATCCTTGTCTATTTCAAATATATCAGCGTCAAATCCCATTATGTCGAAAGCAATCGCCGATGAACAACTGCCGCCGTGGGTATCAAGGATCTTGTCGCCTTGCTTTGCGTAATTAGTTAAAAGCCATTTATAGAGGGCTACGGGCTTTTGGGTGGGGTGGATTTTAAATCCATTATTTCCCATTGGTCTAAAATCAAAAAGTTGAATATTCTTTTCGGTTGAACTCCAAAATAATTCACACATTGAAAATCCGACTCCCGCATTGTTTTTATACCAGACAATCCAGTTATTATTCGGATCTAGAAATTGAGTGAAATAATTACCACCATGAATAATTTGATTCTTGGAAACTCTTTTGAGTTCGTTAAAATAATCCTGTTTTGGTGGTTTATTCCATTTCTTCATTTCGGTATTAAATCGGCGCATTGTTTGTGTCGGCTGATTATCTTCACGAAATGGCGGGTCAACAATAGCTAAATCGTATTCTTTGTCTTTCATCTTCGTCATGGCTTCCATGCAGTCTTGGTTATAAATATTAACCGTCATTCACTTCTCCAAATCATAAGAAAATAACTGACATTTCTTAGTCGGTATCTGTCCGCACTTAAACGCTTCTTCTGCCGCTTCTTGTCGGGACAGAAAGTTACCAGTCTCGTTAACAAAACCCTCTTCGTAAGCAGGTTTATCGTAGTTAAAGATTCTTTCCGTGATTAACCGATAGACGATATCGCCGTGAGTTTTACCGGTGTGAACTTGATCGTTGTGTTTTACTGCGGCGGAAGTTATCATTTAAACTCCTGTTGTTACGTTACATATGTGTAACTTTTATAGTATAAAAAATCATCTTATGGTTACAGCCATGTAACTATAACCGCAAAATTAAATCTTATTTTATTTTTTCTTTGCTGTAATTAAATCCCTGAACTCTTTTGTTAGTGCTTTTGACATCATTAAAGCGTCAATAATGTCTTGGTTGTTATTACTCCAAGTGATTCTTTGGAGTGCTTTTCTTTGCGCGTCGGTAAAATTTTGTCCACTCTTTTCCTCGATGTATTTTTCCGTCACCCTTAACCCCTCCATAATCTTATGAACGTAATAAGCCGTTAAATTCATTGTGCCTTTTGCAAATGAATTATATCTTGTCTTCGGCAGTTTACAGATACCCATAAACTCTGTCTGGTTATATCCACGCTCCGCCGCTTCCTTGCAGAAGAATTTCCAGTAATTATTAAATGATGTGATCTTGCTATCCTTAGTCATGGCTGTATGATACGCTCATATTTCCCCTTTGTCAACAAAATAATGTTACAGCCCTGTAAAAATAATTTAAAAAAGTTCTTGACAACATGTTACAGCCATGTTACTATCCACTCACCAAAGCAAATCAGGGGGTGAGTATGAAGGAAATAATCTGCACAACTCAAAAAGAACTCGATGCCGCAGTAAAAGAAAAAGACTGTTATATAATTATTAAAGACACGAAAGAATGGTTGTACGTCTCTGGCAATGCGACAATCCAGTCCGTCTCTGGCAATGCGACAATCCAGTACGTCTCTGGCAATGCGACAATCCAGTACGTCTCTGGCAATGCGACAATCCAGTCCGTCTCTGGCAATGCGACAATCCAGTACGTCTCTGGCAATGCGACAATCCAGTACGTCTAT